ATTAGTTCTTCGATCGTATCAATTTGATTTTGTAAAAACCCATCTTCAACAGATTCTCTTAAGTTTTCAACATCGTTTAATAATCTTTCAAAATAAGATATAATTTTTTTTATATTTTTGAAGTTTTCAATTTTATAACTTTTATAACTTTTCATAAGACCATATTTTCCTTGATAAGATTCAACTAAACCATCAACTAAACCGTCGATTGACTCGTAGTATGTTTGAAGAGCTTTATGTGCGGCATATGAACCTTTTCCTGTAACAGCAAAATGAAACACATGTGCTTGATGTTGTGAGTTCAATAACTTACAAACCATTTCACAAAAATCCTCATTTGTGTCATCTACTTCTTGATCATCATCATCGTCATCATCGTCATCATCGTCATCTTGATCATCATCATCATCGTCATCATCTAAATCATCTTCTTCTTGTTCGAAAAGTCCTCTTCTTTTGATTTCTTCAAAAATTCTATCGTTTAAATCTTTTTTCATAGTTTTTTTTATTATAAATACTTTGAAGTTTTTATTTTTCTATTAAATCTTTTTCTGCGATCAAAATTAATTCTTCATCAATAAAAACACCCATAGATTTTATTTTCGTAACAATTTCAGGATAGTTTTTCCAAACTTTAACTCCTTCATTCTCAGGACTGTAATCATTATCAACCAAATATTGTACAACGGTGTTCTCATCAAGAGTGACAAATCCGTGGGCAAAATATCGTGGTACATAAACCTCATCACCATCACTCATTTCAAAAAAAAATACTTTATTGTAATCTTCTGATACGGTTCTTAGATCAATGACAAAGTCCAATATCTTACCAGATATAACTTTGATTAATTTGGCTTGAGCGTATTCGTTCTTTTGATAGTGAAGTCCCCGTAATGTATATTTACGGGGATTAACACTAATATTACTCTGAAGCCAATTCTTATCAAGTTTATCTAACATCAAAGGACTAAATGTTCCTCTTTTGTCTTTGAAAATTTTTTTCTCAATAAAATGTGCCTTTTCCATCATAGAAATACTATTTCGTTTGTTATTGGATTCCAATCTATATTCCAAGGTAAGTGGGCATAAGCGTATCTCTCATTAAGAACTGAAGCATTGAAGAAGTGAGTATGTCCATTATAATAATGTCCGTAACCAGTATGGATATGTCCACAGATATGAATCTTAGGTTTAATTTGTTTGATTCTTTCAGCAAGTAATTCACAACCTAAATGTTGACCTCTTCGACCTTCTACATCATCTAAGAATCCCCAAGCCGGTCCGTGTGTTATTAGAATGTCAATATCCTCAGGAATCATATTCCACTTTTCTTTCAACTCATCACCATTTCGTGGTAGATTAAACGCCCAATTATAAAACTCAGGTTGCCATGGACTACCCCAAATTTTAACTTCAGGTTCTCCTCCTTCAATTATCCCCATAAAGTCATCTTCAAGATAATCTATATTTTTATAACCCGTAAGAACACCTTTAATTTTCTCTGTATTGTTTTGAAATCCCCAATCGTGGTTACCCGCAATAAAAACTTTACTGGTGTAATTATCCAACCCATTGTACCACTTAGCGAACTCACGGATCTCGTGTTCATAACCCATAGAACTAAGGTCACCAGCATGAATAAGAAGATCGCCACCAGGAAGATCATCAGTAATTCTTTTGTGATGATTATGAGTATCTGAAATTATTGTAAGTTTCATATATTTTTTTTATTTCTTTTTCTTTCTACTTTGTATTTGAACATGTAATCTACAAGTTCATAACATTCCATTCTTTTTTTCCATTTATTTTTGAAATTCTCAAACAGTTTATCTGTAGTTTTGATATGATCACTGTTTTCACTTGAGTTGAGTACTCTTAGTACAAATTCAAAATCTTTAGTTGCGTTCATTTTGTTCAATTAAATTATTAATTCTTTTTTTTGCCTTTTCTCCAAGTGGAATGGGATTACCCCCTTCGTCAATTTGTACAAATGTGATGTTAGTTTTTAACACCAAATCTTGTTTTCCTGTGTAAACACTATGGGTTCTTGCTTCCATATACAAAGATAGTGAAGTATTTCCGATTCTACAAGGAAAACCATAAATTTTTAATAACTGACTTTCTTTTGCCGGTCTTTCGAAATTACATTGATCGATTGAAACTGTGACCATTCTTGGTGTATCGCATAGTTGCATTGCATAACCTGCCGCTGCGGAGTCAATCCATTTGAGTAAAGATCCCCCAAAAAGATTTCCATGAAATCCTAAATCCGATTTTTTTATTGGGTGTGTCGAGATTAATTCCATAACCATTTATATGTTTTTTTTTGTTTTATAGATGTTATTTGTGCCTGACTTATATTATATTTTTCAGATATAAATTTATAAGTTTTTCCTTGATTAATCAACTCTACAATTTCTAAAACTTCAAGGTCCGAAAGTTTCGAGTTATGTTTTGATAATTTTTCTTTAGTGGATTCACTTAACGTTTTCCCTTTATGTGCTTTGGAAATATTTTCTCTCCATAATTTTCTAGTTTCTCTATCATTTTGTTTGTAAAAATTTTTCAAACCGTCAACTCTAGATTTTATTTGTTCCTCTGACCATTTATAACCTATTAATTTTTTTCTCATTTTTTCCACAACTTCAATCGGTCTTTTTTTACCAACTAATTTTTTTCTTATTTTTTCACGAATTTCTTGTGAAACTGTCCAACCAGTTAAATTTTGAGGATTTATATTAATTCGTTTCATTAAAAATACCAAAGATCTGAATTCTTTTTCAGATTTTGTTTCTTCAAATTGTTTCAAATGAACTTTATAATGATCTTTAATGGATAAACATATCAAATTATCTATTGAATTATTTTTTCTATTTCCATCAATGTGGTGTATGTCAAAAGTTCTTCCTTGTTCGTCTTTTGGTATTTTCCCATGGAATTCTTCCCATATTTTTCTATAATTCATATTAATAAATATCAATTAACCTCCAAAAAGAAGGTTCTCACCGAAAATTACTTCAATTGTTCCATTCTATTTTTATCCATTTATTGTCGTGATTGTACTTGAAAGATCCGATATACTTTTTATTCCATTCACTTGGTGAAATCAGTGATAGAAATATTTTTTCGTCCGTGGAATAATAAAGGTGATAAATTTTTCCAATTACCGGCTCAAAACTAAACTTTGATCTATAAACCATATCGTTCCATTGATATTCATCAACAAGTTTTTCATATTCTTTTTTCAACTCCAAGAACTTATCCTCAAATTGTTGATTGACATTTATAACTCTTGGTTCCTTCCAATGTTCCATATTGGTGACCTTAATTGCTGGCGCACCAACATTACTACCATACGGTAATAACCCAGGGTTATCAGAAACATTATCAGGTTTTTTGTCACTCATTAGTAGAGATCTATTTGTTTTTTAATTCTATCAAGAATATCTTCATTCATGATATTTTCATTAATTAAAATTTGTTCCAATAGGTCTTTTATTTCGTTCTTGGACTTTTCTTTTGATCTTTGTCTGTTTACCAGCTCAACTTGGTATAAATGATATGCAACCTCATCAACTTTTCTTAATTTATTAAGATATTTTTCAATTCGTTGGTCAAGTTTTCTATGTCTATCCATGTTGTAGATAGTTGGAAGAGCCTTGAACAATTCGTCCAATCTACCTTTTAGGTATTGAATTTCTCCGTACTTAATTATTTCTTGATCTGTCATATTATTATATTAAAGGAAACCTCTTCCATTGAAAGTCATTGCGTTAATTTTTTCTTTCTCAAGAAATCTTAGATAGGTAAATAATTTTTTAATTAGTTTCATTTTTTTTAAAATAGTGATATTAATATCATACCAAACAATATACCCGCAATCATTACAAATAACATTTCTATACCTGTATTATCTTTTTCCATTGTACTTTCAAATTTTTGATTCTGTTTTCAAATCAAAATATAATATTATTTTCCAATTTAATCAAACAAAAAACCCCACCTTTTGAGTGGGGATTAACTATTTTATTTTTTATTTCTATTTTTGTACTTTTCTGTTATTTTAATAAGTCCAATAGAAAATAATGATCCGAGTGTAATTGCTATAATAATTGTAATCATAATCCTGATAATCTATGAATCTCCAATTTCATTTGATCGTTTTTAAGTTGGAGTTGTTCTTCTTTTTTTTCAAGTTTATCTTCCAAACGTAAGACCAATTCTTCGGTTTCTTTTCCTTGGATTCTTTTAAGTTCATCAAGAAGTGGTTTTACTTCTTTTAGAATTTCAACATTTCCCATTTCAAAAATTTAAATATTATTGGTGTGACCAAGTTGGGGATCTTTTCCCCCTATGAATGAAAATTATGTAAATTTTCTTCCATGTCTTCTACCACTTTTAAACATTCTTCGAAAACTATAAAAGGGTAATCTTTAAATAACCATTGGATGATGTCTCCAAGATTTTCAAATAAATTTTTCAAATTAATTGCTTCATAATACGATCCACTAATGTCGTAATCTTTTTTAAATCTAAAGTTATCAAAATCTATTGGTACAAAATAATTTGAATCCCAATAAGGTGTTGCCATGCCATGTAGTTCCACTTTATTTTCGTTTGATACGCTCTCAAATAAAAAATTAACTGTTCCAACAAATGAATCGATTTCAAAAGTTATTCTGTAATCACCATCGCTTATACCCTCGTTCCAGTAGTTTTTATTTCTACTTATAAAATACATACAAAGTTCGTAAAGGTCGTCTGAATCAAAATTATTGACAGGTATGTGTCCAATTAATTTTATGGCATCTTTCATAGATAATTTATATCTATACAAAACAGTTTGTAATCCATTTTTTTTTATAGATTTTTCAAATAACTGTGACAATGATTCACTTTGCGATTCGGAAAATAAAATTTTCATTTTGTTATAAACTTAATAACATGTCGATAAGTTCTTGTTGTGGAAACATATCTGACTTATCTTTTCTCGTGTTAGTGTGTGTCCACATACCTTTTATCTTTCCGTAGTAAGCGTCAGAATTGAATTCGAAACCTGCGGCACCTTTGCTTTTTATCTCTTGTACCAAACCTTTTCTTACATCAATATTATCTCTCTCAGCGATAAATAAAATAAATGATTTGAGTGTACTGATTTGCTTCTCAGAATATCTATGATAAAATTTTGATCCTCTGAATGGTTGTTTTAGTTCAACAATTTGAAGTGGGTTTGCTTTTTGTCCTGTATAAGTTAAACCATTTTTAATTGGTCCAAAATTACAAACTTCAATACCTACTGAATGAGTATGCATGTGTTGTGATCCATTGTCTCCTAAGTGCCAACCGTAAGCCCCCTCAGGAAAACATTGAACAAGAGTTCCATCATATATGTCGTTACCGTTGAACACGGATTGTCCTCCCATCACAAACTCTGTCCCTACTCTTCCTCGAGTGTCGTTATTCCACATCCTAATTACAGAATAGGGGTCGTGTCCTCCAGCAGTATGGTGTAAAAACAAATATTCTTTTTTTGTTGGTCCCACCAAATACTCATCTTTATCCATGTATTTTTGATCTATGATCAATTTTTCGGTAGAAATAACTGTTTCAGATAAATCAGTGGTAATATAGAAACCCATGGCATTCCATGTTTTTTCACCAACAATACCATCTGCAACTAATTTATTTGCACTTTGGAATTTTTTTACGGCCTCTTCCGTTTTTGGGCCGAAATCACCGTCTACTTTGATTTTTAGGTATTTTTGAAGATCCTCTACTTCTTTTCCTTTAGAACCTAATTTGAGTACTTTCATATCTATCGTTTAATAATAAATATGCGTCAATTAATAAAATTGGTTTTACTTTTGATCATACCATTTCCAACCAAGAAATAATTTTGTAAAATATCTGTGAATTACATTTGGCTTAACTTCAAAGAAAACATGGAAACTTTTACCAATTTTATAATAACCAACTTGTTTTGATAACCCTTTAATATTTGGTACCTCTTCAGATCTCATAACAAACTCTTCATTCAAATCAAACCTTTCTTCTTTTTTCTTTCGAGGTTTGTATGTTCTTTTTTTATCAGAACTTGATTTGTTATTTCTATACGTCTCTTTAATAATTACTTTTTCCATATTATAATAATACTATTTTAACTTTCATTGTAAATGTTCCAACTGATCTTCGTTAAAGATGTGAAGAAGTCCGTACTCATCCATTTCGCCAACCACTCGAACATTTCCTTCTACGGTTTTAAATACCGATACAATAGTACAAGGAAACTTATACCCTTTTAATTTTACTGCTTTATCGCCTACTTGGAATTTTGTTTTGTTTACTTGGGGGAAATCTCCATCTGATAATTGTGGGTCATTCCAATCATTTTTTATTTCCATAATTTTATTTATTCTGAAACAGCCCTACCTATTTGTTTTGTCCAATCCAAATCTGTTCTGACTTCTTTATTTTTTTTTATTGTTGCTTTCAACATGATTGCGTTTACTCCTGAATTTTCCGCCAAGAAACTTAATGCCTCAATATCTTTTGGAAAACAGTGTCCTCCAAAACCAAAATCACCGTCAGGTCCTGGAACAGACCAATGACTATAACCTAATCTTTCGTCTTGTTTTGCATATTCTATCACTTTATCATAGTCAATATCAAGTTGTTGACATATTTGGAACATCTCATTAGCAAAAGAAACTTTTGTTGCTAAAAAGGTGTTAGTTAAATACTTGATCATCTCGGCAATGGTGGAGCTTGTTTTTATAATGGGGACTTTGGGAAATGGTTTGTGAAACAGTTGAGTAACTTTTGAAGAATAAGGTCTTTCCGCCCCTATAATTATTCTTTTTTGATTTTTATAATCATCAACCGCATTTGCTTCAGTGAGAAATTCAGGATTGAAAGCAATAAAAATATTATTAAAATTTTTATTCAATCTATCTGTTGTTCCAGGTGGAATGGTGGATTTAAGAATGACAATGAAATCTTTTTTATTGTGTATTTCTACACTTTTAGAAATTTCTTTCAAACAATTTTCGACAATGGACAAATCACACTCCCCATTTTTTTTCATTGGTGTTGGTAAACACAAAAATGTTTCGTTAACTTTTTCAATTAAACTTTCGAGGGTTTCTTCAGTGCAATTTTTATTTATGTCGAAAGTTTTAACATCAAAATAATTTTTCATAACCTCAAAAACCGCATTTCCAACAAAACCTTGTCCTATTATACCTAAAGTTTTTTTCATAATTTTAATTTATTCTTTTTAATATATCACTTAATCTCGAAAACATTTCAACGGCCACAGGAACTGATAACAATGAAATCATAAAATTGTTAACGTAGGAGTAAACCGTGACAACACTTCCTATAGTTATGTTTTTTGTTGTTGTAACAAGAAGGATTATACTTAAAAATAAAAATAAATTTTTAATTGATCCAATCAAAAACCAATTTTTCCCTTGAAGTGTTGATTCAAAAATCTCTAATTTCCTTCTTCTGTTAAAAAAAGATATTGACTCTACATAACCTTTTTCCAATGCGTCTCCTTTTTTTTCGTATTGATTATTTCGAACTTTTATTGCTTGTTTGATTTTTTTGTAATAAACTAAAACCGCAAGAAGTATCAAAATAAATCCCAAGGTCACAAGTAGTCCAACTCTCCAGTTTTCAGAATAAATAAATCCTATTGATCCTAAAATTGTAACAATTGTTGCAATATAATAATGGACATATCCTTCTAAAACACCAACTATCTGATGAGCCATGTCAGTTCTTGCCATTTTTGTGGACACATCAACATTATTTTTTTTCAAAAATCTAAAAACAATACTGTTGTAAATTTTTGTATAAACTTTGGTGTCATATACCATTCTTTTGTAATTAAAAAAGTTTGACACAAAATAAGATAGTCCAAGAAATATTAACCAGTACCAAGTTCCATTTATCAATCCATCAATACTTTTTCCAAGTAAAAAAGGAGTTGCTAAAATTGACAATTCTGTTATCAACATGAAAAAATAAATCCACATCAATTCAGTTTTGAACTGTTTAAAAATTTCTAAAATTTTATTCATTTTCTAATTAGAAAGTGGTGCTTTAATTGATTCGTGTGATTGATAATCTTTAAGTGTAAAATCACTGACGACATAACATTCAATCCCCGGTTTAGTTCCTTGATAAATTGGAAAAGAATTCAACGTTGGTAATGCAAATGGTTCTCTTGTGATCTGTTCTTTTGCTTGTTCAATATGATTAAGATAAAGGTGGGTATCACCTAAATTACCAATCAGTTGGTCGGGAACCATGTTAACTTCTTTCGCTAAGATTGTAAGTAAAAGTCCGTAAGATGCGATATTGAATGGTAAACCTAAAAATGTATCTACTGAACGTTGATTCCACATTAAAGATATTGCTCTACGAGGTATTTTTGCTTCATCGCACTGTTTATGTACAACCTCATCTAAATCAATACTAACGTTTTCATTATTTTTTATAAAATCATAAAGTTCGTGTGAATCAAATAGTTCGGTTTTTTTAAAATTTTTATATGTAATTCTTTCACTAGCACTCAACTCTCTTGTATAAACTTGAAATCCATAATGACAAGGTGGAAGAACCATTTGGTCTAATTCACCTACATTCCAAGCATTAACCATTAATCGTCTTGAGTCTGGATTTGTTTTAAGGTCGTTGATTAGGTTTGCAATTTGGTCTATATCTTTTTTCCAATGTTCATAACGAGGTGCATCTAAATCATCTGTTTCCCATCTTCTCCATTGCTTACCATAAATTGGACCTAAATCAGCCCATATTCTATATTCAATATCCTTTCCATTTTTAATATAATCAACGAATTCTTCTTTAGTATATTTTCTATAGGTATAAATTTTTCCATTTTCTTCAACCTGTTTCCCTTCTTCAACGGATTTAACATTATTAAGGTAATTCTTATAAGCATCACCATCCCAAATATGACATCCATTATCAACTAAATACTTGATATTGGTATCTCCTCTTAGAAACCATAGTAGTTCAACTACCATAGTTTTGAATGCCATTTTCTTTGTAGTAAGCAAAGGATAACCTTCAGACATTTTATGTCTAATTTGACGACCGAATACTGAAATAGTTCCGGTACCTGTTCTGTCTGTTTTCTCTACTCCGTTATCTAGGATATCCTGAAGGAGTGCTTGATATGCTTTATCAATATTATTCATTTTACAAATCTTGTTGCTGTTTGTGTTCCGTCTGGATTGTTTTGATAACTGGCTAGACTTATAAAATCTCGCTTATTAGGCACTGCCCCATCAACTACAATGTAGATTATTTTTCCTGTAATGTCGTCAATTAAAACGTATCCTTTATCGTTTTCTATTGATAGCTTCATATGTTGTTTTGTAATATTCTTCAGTCATTACTCGAACTCGGCTACCAGGATGTTTTAGAGCTGCTTTGAAATCAGAATAGTGGTGTACTTGATCCTCTGAATCAACTACAACCCACTTATCTGATATTGGTTTTTTCTTAACCATTGGTATTATTTTGGATAATACGAACTAAATCTTCTAGATCACCTGAACCTTTAATTTTCATAGTAAAAGAATCAAAAATGTAGGCTTCCCAACCATTCTTAGCTGCTTCATCGTCTGAATTTGACATAAGGCAAATGTCACCAATATCCATAGTGTAATAATAGAAATCAGCATCACATCCTGATTCTTCCATTGTTACTACTACTTTCTCAAAACTCAATTTTTCAAAGATATCTTCAGTCATGTTGTTATTTTTTATGTCCCCAAGATAATGAAAAACCCCAACGAAGCCAAATGAAATCTACACAATAGAAACCAAATAGTAACTTATCGTAAGTGTATTTGATTGTGGGAGTTATAAAAAACTCATATGCTTGTTCGTAACGTTCTATTTTCATTCTAACCAATCTGAATATTTGAGTCCCCATTGTAAATTAATCCACATCATTTCTACTTCAGCTGCTCTAGCTCTCATACGAAAGTTCTTTATAAGGTATTGTTTACCCCATTCTTTCCATTCATCAGCTTGAGCTGTAGTCATTTCCCAATCCCAAAACCAATTGTCTTTTCGGTCTTTGATGTCTTCGTAAGTAACATTATGACCTGCAATTTCAAACATTTTATTGATTAAATCAATAACTGCCTTTTCTTTCTTCTGTTCTCGAGTTAATCGTTTTACCATACTAATTCAAATCTATATGCTTTACCTGTTTTATTGCTTTCTACTTCATCGTGCCATTCACTATAGGGTCGAGCATGAAACCCACCAAATGATAGAGAACGATAAATAACCAACACTTCATCTGTATCAGTGTGGTTACACATTGCAACTATTTCGTATCTACCTCCTTTGTAGTGTTGCCAAACTTCTCCTGGTTCAGGATAACCTCTTTGTTTATTTTGTTTTGCTTCCATGTTTTTTCAATTTGTTCATTTGTTCTACAATAAACACTGGTGAGACTAAGATAAGAAATACTCCAAGGATAGGCCACATTAAAGCAATACCTGCTTGTCCTGCTGTATCTTCTTCACCACTAGCATCTTTTGGTCCTTTAATCCAAGCGGTTACAAAGAATCCTACAATATAGATTAGTATGTAGAGTAGTGTCATTTCTCGTTGATGTTATCCGTTAATAATTTGCACCAGCCGTACCAACCACTCCATCCAAATTCTACTTTAACTCCAGTGTCTAGAGTTAATATCATTCCTTCATCAGCGTTTTCGTTGTGTTCAATGCTTAATATGGTAGCTCCTACAATGTTATCTTTAATTGCAGTTAGCTCTTTTTCATACATTTTTTTCATTTCTCGTTGGTGTTAAAGGTTTTGTCAAAACAATCTTCCCAACTGTCATATTTTACCCAAAAGTCAGTTGATTGTCCATCTTCCTGAAATTTACACATCTGCTCCTTCTCTTTCTTAAGGTAGATATGCTCTATAAGATTTTTAGCTTGATTAATACCAATAACCTCACGCCTCCAATCATTCTGGATGTAGACTGTTTCTAGATCATTCAGAGCATTCATAAGCTCTTGCATTGCTGTTTTCATTGTTCTTTATTCTTTAATTTTCCCTCAAGCTCTTCTAATTGTGCTTCAAATAATTCAATGCTACCCCAAATGATTGGAGCGTTTGGATCCAATTCTAAGATTTGTGCAACCAATTCCTTTTGTTTACCTCTACTATAGAAACCAGATTCAATATCACTGGCAAGGTTCTGTAGGTGTTTTGGTGCTGTAATTGAAATTCGTAAATCATACTGAGACCATTTAGTTTTCCAATCCCAGAACTGGATGCCCTTGGTTAATTTACGATGTAGGTTGGATAGTCTACGATTACGAACACGAACCAATGACTTGTCGTTTCCAAACACGTGTAAAAAACGTAGAAACCATCTTGGACACCATTTTGGTTTAGCTTCATAATCCATTGCTAATACAAGCGGCATCAGTGCTTCATAGTATGGACTATCATCTCTATAGAATGTGATGTTTAAATAGCCGTATTTTTCCAGTTTAGACGGAAAGAAAATATAACGTAAATCATCCCATTCTAAATTACGGGTGTGAATCATACCCTTGGAACGACCTTTCCAAAATAACATAGATTGACCGAACGACTTAGCTTTTTGGCTAAATGTTTTATTTTCTTTTATTTTAAATTTGCTCATCTTTTTTCCACGGTTCAAGGGGTTCATTCAAATACGCAAGGTACACAACACATTCGTATTTTCCACCTCTAAATTGTTCTTCTTTTTTTGCTGCTAATTGAGCTTCATTAGAATCTTCCCATACACCAACCACATAAGAATGATCGTTCATCTTACCTAAACGGTAAGCCTGAACATAATATAGAGGTTTATTCATAACTTTAAAGTTCTACTGGAGTTAATTTACCATCCTCATAGATAACATACCCACCCCTTTGCATAGCATCAACTAGGTAGTAACGTCCACCCATTGCTTTTTCACTAGCAGTAAAACTATCAAAGATGTTATTCACTTGAGTATGTCCTACTACTTGTCTAAAACGTTTTTTCAATCCATCATCACCCTTATTTGATTTCATCAATGAGCGAGGACGAATCCATAGAGGACCTTGTTCAACTGAATCACCACTTGGGTCCCAACCTAGATGGCTAAAATTAAATAGTGTAGGTTTAACTTTGTAGAGTTCATTAAGGTCTTCTACAATAGTGTCTTTACTCCAAGATTGTTTTACTTGTCTATAAAAAGTATCATCCATCCAAATTGGACTTACTCCAGCATGAGTAAATAAAATATCATCAAGTTTATAAGCGATTTGAAGGTGGTGCATGTTCTTTTTTAGGATATCTTGAATATCCCATTTCATAGCTGCTTTAAAACCACTATAAGTCTCACCTACATCCATGTAGTGATGATCGTGGTTACCAATCAACATTACAACCTCTTTATCAGTTGATTCTTTAAACTGAATAATTTCTTTAAAGTTGTGGATTTGTTCAACACCTGAGATGTCAAATGAGTCAAAGTAATCACCCATAAAGATAACTCGCTGAGCGTCTTTATGAAGTTCGATAATTTGTTTCCACAAATTCAAACCGTGAGTATCTCCTAAAATTATAGTTTTCATTTTGTTGTATCTAAAGTATTAACAACGGATTTTACAGTATCTTTTACTACGGGGGTCGCTACAACAACTGGAGCTGGTTTTGCTACAACTGGAGCTGGTTTAACAGGAGCAGGTTGATTAATCAAAACTACAGGTTTAACTGTGTCTTGTTTCTTTTCAACTACCACTACTTCTTCTTCTACTTCTACTGAAGTAGAACTATTAGCAACATAAATTAGAGTTGCTAGAGCTACTAAAATAATAGGAGACAAAACTGTGATTGTTCCTACAACCTGAAGGTATTTAAACTTGTTCATTAACTAGATTTTCGTAAATGTTAGACAATGAGTGTTTAATGTTAGCTCGGATTTCACCTTCCATCACATTACGACGTGCTTCTACTTCCATATCAAACATTCGAATCAGGCGCTCATGTGATTTACCTTCCATTGGAATAACATAGCTATATGAATGGTTTACAATTGTAACCAAATGCCCGTCAATAATAACGTGAATCTGATTATCTTTGCTTCGAATGTATCGTTTACCTGAAATAGGAGACAATAATAAAACACTAGCTTTCCTAGATGCTAGTCGTTTACAAATAGCAAGCGCTTCAGTTTCGTATTCATGTTTAGGTGCCTCGTATTTACTTGGGTCTGCCATTCGAAGCATCCCAATAGCTACCTTTTGAGTGAAACGTTTAAATCTGTGTATCATGACCTTCATTTTCTTATTTACCTAAATATATGAAATATATTTTGGGTAGCCAAAACTATTCAAAGAAGTAGTAAACTTTTTTATGATCTTTAACATAAATTGCTAGTTTGAATTTTTCTTCAATTGTACTAGCAATAACTAAAACTGGGATATTTAATCGCTCATTAAAAGCTTCCATCACTACCATTGAAATACCATCTCGTTGCTCAATAGTTGATTTATTTACTCGGTAAGTAATAGAACCAGAGGTAATAAAACCTTCTCCTGCTACTACATCCAAAGTAATATCCCAAACAGCACTTTCTGCTTTATAATCGTGATTATCAAAAAACAAATATTCTTGATCAATCGCGCTCCAAACCATCTCAGAGGTTGACATGTAATTAGTGACTTTATGCCACTTCATAAGTTGTTGTCCAAACGAGCTAAATGTTGCTAAAAGGGCAACTAGTGTGAATAACCTTTTCATTAGTTTTTTATTTAGTTAAATATAAGAAGCCCCTTTTGGGGCTCCAAATTAAGGTTTCCATTTTATCCACTTGATCCACCAAAAACCAAGTAACATAAAATAAGCCATAAAAACTGTCATTAATGGCACACTCTCCATTTAACGTAAAACTGTTACAGTAAATGTATGTTGTTCATTTAATTTACCATCTGAGATGTTTAATACTCCGTAATACACTCCATCTGCTACTTTACCTCCATCCCAATCATTTTTGTAATCTGAGTTCTGATAGACTATTTTACCCCATCTATTTAAAATGGTTATTGAGCGATTATCCCAATCCAGTAGATTTTTAATTACAAATAAATCATTTTTATTATCATTGTTTGGAGTTACAACATTAGGAATAATTATTGGTTTTGGGCCTAAAACAGGAATTGAATCTGGACCATATCTGTCTTCTGGTAATTCAAGATCACCTGGAGGTGGAGGTGGGGGGCAAGGTCCTACTTTAACTAAAATAGTATCAAATTCAGCCATCGGAATGCCACATTTATTAATTAATGTATTCCCGTCATTACCTTTTTTACTGTATAAATAATAATTACCAGCTTGATTGAATGGATATAACATTACTATTCTAACTGAATCAGTCTCCAGGTCAATATTTAACCCTGAATAGATGTTTACAATAGATTGAGGTTGACTATTATTGGTGTTGGTCATTCTAAAATCAATACCATTGATTGAAGTACCATCCAAGTTAATATGAAACTTTAAAGTAAAAGCACTATCACCACAATCTACTTCTACATAAGGTAAACCTGTGATTGTATCAATTGGGTAAGACAAGGGATCATATTGTACACCTGAAGTAGCAGCGGCATTGCAATTAGGAGAGATACTAATCATCATATCTCTAGAAGCTGAACCTACCTTGTACCATACTTGATAAAGTGAATCAAATCTATACTCTTCAACTAATACAGATAAAACATCAATCTCATTTTGAGTAGGTAGGAATGAAATTAATCCTGTAGCAGGATCTAAATTAAAGTAGGTTGATGTTACAGGTTGAGTTGCTGAATAACCCGGATCAAATGGGATATTGGTTTGATTTGGGTAAACATTTTCTCTACAATTGATAAGTGAATAAACAACTGAGTCACCATCTTCCTCAATTGCGGTTTGTTTCCAATTAAACGGATTACCTACACAAAACGCTCTAACAGGTTCACTTACAAATACAGGTGATGAATTTTGCCCAAATGTAGCATTATCCAGTAACGCGTCAAAAAAGAACCCATCATTACCTACAGTACCATTTGAAGCAAATATATTAGTTATATTACCTGGTCGGCAACAATTCTCGTACCAAAATCTAAATGTAGAACAGTTACCAGGTAAGATTACATAACCAACATACATGTAAACCTCTAATGTTTTAGTTGTTGGTCCTGGGTTAACACAGTCAAACAAAGTTGGTGAGATTATTCCTGAACCAGGAACTAAATTCATAGGTACATTTATATCAGCGTAACAACCAGAGCTTACAGTTACTTGATCAGTAGTTGCCAGAGTTGTACCGGATACATCCCTATAAACACGTAAAATTACCTTATAATGGCGTTGAATTCCGGTTGAATCTCCAATATAGCGGTATTGAATATCACCACCCGCTAAGTGCGTTGCCATAGAACTAAAGCTAAGTAACAGCGCTATAAAAACTAGTATTTTTTTCATGTTAATAAATATAAAGAGGGGCTTTCGCCCCTCCAACTTAATACACAAATACTTTCTCTAGCTTACCACTATATTTAATTACATATAATCCTTTAAGTTTACCATAAGGTATATTCTTACCCACGTAAATTAAATTACTATGCCAATCATAAATCTCGTAAGTAACATCTAATTGATCTTCATTAACTGAGATATTACCAATTAAATTATTGTCGCTAAAATCCGCTCCTGTATTGAGGATACTGTTAGGAGCTGGTCTATAATCGCCTGTTATGTAATTATAAGGGTTCATTAATAACCCACTAGTAGAAACGACTGTATCATTGTTATTGGCAAAGAACCAAGTACCAGCATCAAACGAAGGATTAGTTACTCTACTTACATACTTTGTTACACAGCCTGCTATTACATTATTTCTAAATCTTAAAGTACCTAACATAGCATTTACTTCAGTAACTGTACCGTCAATGTGTACACCTTCTTTAAAGTCCATAAACACTGAATTGTAAACTTTTAATTCAGTATTTCTTCTTAAACGAAGTGCTCTTCTAAATTTAGGATCAACGGTAGCCTGTAAGTTACCTCTTAGTGGTCCAATAGCTGTAATGTTAGAGAATACAGCTGCTGTTTTAGGTCCGTTGTTAGATCCAGCTCCATCGTTATCACTCTCAAATCCTTCAGAGGTTGAGCTAGCTGATTGGTCAGCGATAAAAGGATCTCTAACAATCAAACCAAACTGTACTTTACCTCTGTAACCAAAATCAGTATCAAAATCATCATCTAGGTTTCTGTAAGAAACTATGTGCTTGCAATTTACAGTACCTCCAAACCATTCAAACGCATCATCGTTAGCAAATGATACTTGAACGTAATCAACTACAGTACCGCTACCAACTGAACCAAATGTTATACCGTTGATCTCCTTGTCAGGTTGGTATGCATATCCTCCAAATTCAATTCTAATGTATCTTAGAACTCCTGAAGTATCTTCGTCGTTATTACCTCCGTACTGAGTGTTCTTAGATGTAGGTAGGCCTTCAACATATCCAATACCTGCAGGAGTACCTGAAGCAGCATTAGCTGGTAGGTTGTTTTGAGCTTCACCTAACAGAACTATTCCTCCCCAGTCACCGATATTCCTTTGACCCGGAGCGGCATTTGAAGCAAATACAATTGGACTATTTACTAATCCGTCTGCAAATAATTTACCTTTATTAGTTACAATTAAAGCAGAACCTGCTGCTGTCTTATCAAATAAAACTACTGTACCTGGTTGTATAGTTAAGTTAGCCTTTACATACAACGGACCTTGAACCAAGTAAGTCTTATTATTAGTCCAAGTAGTATTTACTGTAATCGAATCTGAAACTGTATCAGTAGCAGCTGGGTAAATTGTATGTTGTGGGTCAAAATTAGTCCAAGAATCTGTCCACATTGGAACAGGAGCTGATTCAAATGCTCCTCTATATACTGTAGGAGTCCAAAATGTACTTTGTGCAAACAAACTTGTTGCAACTAAAGAAAATAGTAACACTAGTTTTTTCATAATTGTTTTTTCTTATACATATGACTTTAATACCTGCAATAAGGTACATAAAATTTACGAGGATGTAAAGCGTCATATTAAAAAGTCATATTAACGTAATATTTCAAATATGTATCACTGTCAATTAGTAACCTTAAAGTCATATTACCATGAAAAACATATTTACAATTTTAGGAGTTGCATTAGTTATGTCTGCTTGTTCAACAGCTAATTTTGCTACGCATAGCATTCGTAACACACCAACAACCACTCGTCAAGCCTTAATTTATGATGACCATGTAGTTATAGTTACACGAACGAAAATGTCAATTGAAGACTATAATAAAATTATAGCAGTATCTGTAAATAGAGAAGAGCGCAATTAAGCGCTCTTTTTTATCCCTTTATTACTTGCCTTTTATTTTGATTGGCGTAATATTTCTTTTTAGCTTGTTGTTTCAATTTACTTACTTCATTATTTAGATAATGGATTTGCTCTTGAATTTCATGAATTTGCTTTTCCATTTTTCCAATCTCCAAGTAGATCATAAAACATACTACTAGGGATAGGACAATGGATGTTGCTGCTATTGCTATTGCCATTTTTATTTAATTTAAATTAATCAAGTGGAGGAAAAGCATTTAATTTAGCTCTTTTAGCTTTTTCATAAGCTAACTCGTATCGGTCACTCACCTCCATTTTAGGATTTTCTTTTTTTATCTCTTTAGCTAGAGACATCGTATGCTCATAAATGCCTGTTTTATAAGCTTCATGTAAAATATTTTCTATTTGACTCATTTACTTTTTTAAAAAACTTATTACAAAATTGTATAAAAATCCTAATACACCAACTGGCCAGATGAATACTAATGTAATTCTTTCCATATGGGTAAATAAGTATCTAGTATCTAGTTTAGTAGAAACCCAATACATGAACCATTGAAATAACATTCCTATTATTAGGTAATTCAATATCCAATTAATGTACATATGATAAATATAATGAGGGGCTTTCGCCCCTCCAATCTTTATTTTTCCTATTATAATCTTTCTTACTAGCTTTTACCTTAGTAATCATCTTCCTCCTGATCATATTCGCCATATGACCCTCTTCGGTATTTCGTCTTTTGTTTGGAATATCCATCTTCATAATCTACATAATCTTCAAAGTCGGTATCCATAAATATCTTAGCTAAGTGAATCTACAATTTTAATAAATAGGTAGAAAGCAAACCATCCAAAAAAGAATCCAGTCCAAAATTTATTTGTGTTTTTCATATATCTCATTCATCCATTTGTTATAGTCACGTTTAGCAGGATCGTAATTTGGTGGGTAAACTACCTTAAAATCCTGCTTGATTTCGAGGTCGCTTTGCATCTCGGGGATCAATATTGTTGATGAAGGCCAAACCAACTTCTTTAAGTTTTTTAGCAATTCGATTGGTCCCATAATAATAAATTGGACCCAAATATTCCTCGTAATATACTTTGTTAGGATTTTCAACATTTAAAATTCGTCTTTTACCATTAAAACTTCTAAACTCACGGGCTGTAACTCGAGCCCACTTTTCACCATCAAAACTAACTTCACAACATCTAGCTGAGTTGAACTCATAAACTAGTTTAACTAAATCTCCTCTTTTTTCAGCCATTAGAAAGGTAATTCATCTTTATCAAATGCATAACGATCAGCATTCATTTCCTCATATGCCTCAATTTGGACATTTAGATTGTCAATGTATTCTTTATTGATAATGTCACCATTTTGATAGTTGATCATATCAATAATCTCTTTCTCAGTTTCAATTACGTTTACACTATTACCATTGTTTAGGCTGATATGAGTGTAGTTTTTAGTAAATTCAATATCTGAAATTGAGCGAAGTGCAATTATGTGCTTGTGGGCGTTTCCGAAACCAGTTAATTCGAGAAATTTCATTTTATTTATTTTTAGGCATTTTTTCTAAAATAGCGAACAACAAGATAATGATTATAAGTCCAATAACTACCATTACAACAACAAATTATTATTTTCTAAACCATACCAAAAACGCTCCAACCATACTCCGACTTTCACCTTTTCAATCTTATCATCAACTGCTAGACCATCATTGTAACGCTTATCAGCTACATGCAAAATACCAAAATCAAACAAATCACGGGCATGGTCCATATTGCCTTGTTCAACAGCCAATTTTGCCTGTTCATATGTTTTGGTCAAGATACCTTTTTCTTTCTTCATAACTCTTATTTTTTCTTACATCTGAATATAACATCCTATTTTGGGGAAGCCAAACTTAGGGTAGAAACTTTAACTACTGCTCTCAAGGTTTTATCTTGAATAGCACATGTTTCATCTCCCTTTTGATACCAAACCAATTCAAATACTCGGCCTGGAAATTTACTGCTGATTACTTTGTCTCCTAGTTTCATTGAATTTTATATTTAGTGGTCCAAGTATCAAATAATTTTTTTCCAATTCCAACTTCTAAAATAATAGCATCCAATGGAATACCAGGTATTGTAGAATCAGCTTTTAGGAAATAATCTAAGTTATAGTTAGATGTTTTTTTAATTTTGGTTTGGGCGTTTGAACGGTTGGATGTTTTCCAAACAATAACTAACGGTCCAATATAATCCTTAGGCTTGGCCATTTTCTACTGCTTTAATATGTTTACATTTACGATCTTTTGCTCTCCAAGCGCCTGGACAACTACAAGTTAGTTTAAGACCATTTTGACGAACCTTGTAAAAACCATCACCTGAAGATGATTCAAACATCCATTCATTTTTCACTTTAGGTTCTTCAACTACTGGAGCATTATAAACAATATCAGCATAAGTGGTTTGAGGGTGGACTTCAATCCAGTCAGGTGTAAGATATCGCTTACCATTATGATCCACCAAACCATGATATGGGGTTCGAGACTCATAACGAAAGCGCCTTGCGGCTTGGAACGGACCAAACCCTTTACCAATCTTCAAGGCACCGTCTGAATAGACAACACGGCTTCTTAAATTACCATGTTTATTCGTGTTTGTAAATAACCACAACATAACCTTTATTCTTTCTTATACCTAAATATAACATCAAGATATGGGGTAGCCAAACTCCTTAGAGACTTCTTCAATCTCATGAAGTTCCATGGCTACCCCAATACAAATGGTTTTCATTAGAATTGGTCGTTCAATTAGTATTTCAGCTAATTGATCATCTGGGAGTGTATAAAGTAACTCCAACATAGAGTTAGGGACTTTAATATTCCTCATCTAACCTCATGTAGTCAGGCACTAGAGGCTTTTTCTTACGTTTCATTGAAGAATACTTATGTTGAGCCCATTTATGCCATTCCATGAATGCTTCGTAACGAGACTTGCTTGAGACTTTACTCATAACAAAAATTTAATTAGTTAATTTTTCTAAAATAAGATAATTAGCCTTTAAACGTTTTCCAAATTTAACTTTAGTACTTCTGTTTAGAGGTTTTTTACCTTCAACTCGTTTTTTCTCTGACTGTGCCATCTTATTTACCTTGCCCTCTGTAGGCCTTTTTATAGTTTTTACTTGTTTTAAGGCTAGATGTTTTAGTTTTAGCATGAACACCAGGACGAGATACAGTTGGTTTTTCTTGAAACGAGGTTGTAGTTTGAGATTTAATTTTGGCCATTTAAAGAACAAATTAACATTAGTAATAACTGAGCAGTTATACATATGTTAAAATTTGTGCTTAAGTTCTTCGGCTAATTTTCTAACTTTTATAATATAATTAGGATCTTCAGCGTAACCCATTTGTGATAGTAGGTTATAGTATTGTTGATCAGTTCGTGCTTTAACTAACCCAGTTGTTGCCTGATAGTAACCATAATCCTCAACTGATGATTCCCAGTGATCATAATATGCATGGCCATTTTTAGTACCTTGACAAGTTGTAGGACGACGGTGTGATTGCTTCATTCCAAACAGGTTATGATTCTGTTTGAATACTTTAGACCTAAAACCACCTGTCTCCAGTGTTGCTTGGGCTAAAACAATGTGGGGGAATTTTAAATGTTTATCTTTAAGGGCCTCAACTAAAGCATCTTGACTAAAGTAATTCCGATCCATGTAAACGATAAATTCTTTCTCATATAGAGTAAGATGATTAACCTGAATAAAACGACCTGCTGTATAGGTTAAAAATAGAATAAGAGCTAAAATTGAATAATGTTTAAACCCGAATCGTTTAAGTTCGAGATTTTTGCGGTTGTAAGTATAAAACATAACCTTTGGTTTAAGTTAAAACAAGTCTAAAAATTTACCTGTACCTTTCTTTTCCTTAAATTTATCAAACTTTTCTTGGTTAGCCAAAATATCATCGGCAAGTTTTTCAAGATGTTTTGCTTTTGTTTTTTGATAATCTTTAGTTATCTTATCATGTTTTTTACTTTTCATATCCTTGAAATTAGGTCTAAATCATCATCCTTAGGTGGCTCATATAACCCTAATTCTTTTAGACGTTCAAGTTGATAATCATCTAATTCCCAATTAACATGTTCAGTTGTATTATTTTTAGGAACTGAGGTTTCAATTTGGGTGATATCATTTTGGTTAAAGATATCAGTTACAGTTAGAAAGTAATGGTTGTAACAAAGTACCTCAATATTTTCTAACCTATAATTTTTAGTGTTTTTATCCTTAAAATGAAGTAGAAGTGGTATTTTATAATCAGTTATCCTACGCTCATTAAAACCACATATAGCACATTCCTCAGTTAAGTACCCTTCATCAAATAGACGTTTTTTAACCTTATCAGGATTAAAATTAGTCATAGGAATAATTCCATTAATTAGGTCCTTAAGTGGAGGAGTTTTACCTGTGTTAGGTAAGAATTTAGGAATACCTTTACCTGCTTGGTTTAGGTGTTTTTTAAATAATGTTTCACCTGTTGCCTCATCCTTATAAAGTTTAGCGTATCGTTTATAGTGATGGTAACTGCAGTTAAGGTAACGAGCAGCTGAGCGATTACTTTTGGTAACCGCCATCGCTGATAAAATTTGTTCCTTACTGAGTGGTTTAGGTAAAGGCATTATCCAATATCTGTAATGTTTAAGTCAGTAATATCTGGTGTATCTTTATCCTCATCAAAGTTTTGGAATTCAGCTTTACTTGAACTTTTTTTACTTGATTTATCTTTGATAATGTATTGGATAAATTGTTTTTCTTCCATAATCACAACATCAGTGTAAGAATGGTCTCCCTCACCACGTTGTACTGTTACTCCACGTTTACGACCAGTGTCTGAGCATTGTACACAATGTTTAGTATTAGGGAGAATTTCTAAGCGTTTTGGGTGGATTTCAGTTCCACATGAAATGCATTCTACAGCCATTGTTTCAATTTGATTCATACATATAACCTTTATTTCTAAGACCTAAATATAACTATTCTTCTTCTAGAAGCAAAACTAAATCATACAAGTCATCAGCTGTTTTTATGATATAATCATCTTCTCCAAATGTTACAACAAAATCACCTTCGTCCTCAGCTAGTGAATGTTCATACACATACCAAAGAATTACTTCAACTGATTCAGGAGTAAAGGCATAATTGATAATACCTTCTAAAGACTTAGCAAACATGTCTTCCCAATTCCAAAGATCTAAACCAAATTTTTCTTGAACTTCTTGAGAACGGAATACAGCTTTTTTATAGTTGTTTACAAATATAGTAAAATTTTGCCTATCTAATTCTTCAGGAGTTAAAACCACCCCATGTATTTCAACTGGGGTGTCAAACATTTTTTGGAAGAATTTTTTAAAGTCCTTCTTTGGTTCCATTAAAATACTTTTTTCTTACCTATAGCCCAGATTGTGAGAAACGTTTTAAGTGGTAAACATTTTTGAGCAGCAAATTCTTTAGCGGCAGCTAGTCTTGATGTGGTTAAAGCTTTACCTAATATCTCTTTATTAGGATCATTTTTAATATAGTAATAACAATATGTAATCATAGTCTAGATTTTAAGGTAACTAATTCACTACATTGAGCATAGTCTTCTAAAGCCTCATAATGTCTGATAGCTTTATTTAGGAATGTTTTGTAATGTTCTTTTTTAATAGCCACTTTTAAATTGTAGTTTAAAATATCAAATATTACACATTCACTTTTATTTTTACGAATAGCTTGCTTAATGGCTGCTATTGCGTTCTTAAACATGAATGTAACAAATTCATCTTGAGAAGCCAAGAGCATTAGCTCCTCTGTTTCATCATATTTGATTTCTACTTGGAGTGGAAATTCAAGTTTAACTTTTTGTTCCATAACTATAAATATAAAAATTAAGGAGTTACTACTCCACGTTTTGTAACTACTTTACCCGCTGCCATGTTGGCATGTGTTATAGCATTTTCTATGTCTTTAGATTTAAAATAATTTAAAATAAAAGCAGCTACAAATGTATCCCCAGCTCCTGAAACATCTATGGTTTGTTGAGGATTAGATTGAGGGATTACTTTACCTTTATACCAAGCACCTCTAGAACCTAAAGTTATAATTAACCCAGGATGAGATAAATCTGGGTTATTTTTATGTTCTGATTCATTAAGTTTTACAAAAGTAAAATCTTTAATAATATTATTATCTAGTTTTCTTTTACTATCTAAAATAGACAATTTAGATTTTTTAGCTATAGTTTGTAAATGAGTATTACTTAAGAATCCTTTATTATAATCACTTACCACAACAATATCAGCTTGACCTAAATGAACATCCATAAGTGGAGTCCATTTAAAAGGAGTAACATTATTTTCTCCTTCATCTACTCTTATAAACATGTGGTTAGTTTTTATATCAACATAACGTGTTTTATAAATGCTTTCTTCTTGTGCTAAATGAATTAACTTAGAATTAGTTTCTAAAGCTTTTAAATTAGCTACCACATTACCAGCCATACCTGGGTTTTGAGTGGTTTCAATTGGGGAAAATACAGGTACAGGGGCTTCAGGTGATAAACGATTCACTTCACCATAGATAAACTTGTCAATACAAGATTCTCCTATAACTAAAATGTTCATTAGATTCTTTCAAATTCAATTTCAATAGGACCTAGTCCCCAACTATCTTCATTTTTGGTTTGAGTAAAATACTCAACATAATTCCATACATTATTATAGGCTTTAGTATCACCTGTATAAGCACCTTTATGGTTTGGATCTGAGACACGGGTACCATCTTCTTTAGTGAAATAAGCTCCATGTTCAATATGAAATAAAGGAGGATTGTAAATATCTTTTAAATTATATCCATTTAATACTGCTTTTTTCTGAACATTACTATCAGCAAAACAAGCATAAAGCATTGACTCTTCAAATCCTTTAATTTTATGCCAAATATCTCTATGAGCCATTTGAAAGTCTCCACAACAATTAATTAAACTATACTTATCGCCTGGAGAAACCATAGCTGGGAAATGTCTTTCAGGAACTGTATTATATAGTCCTTCTTGGAGTTCTTTCCATTTTTTATGACCATATTTGTATACTATGTCTTTAGGAGCTTCTCTTCTAGAAATAGTATAAAATGTATTTTTATCTAGTTGCTCAATTAAATTGAGCATATCTTCTCTTTTAGGAGCAATAATATCAATATTAGTAGAAACAATCCAATCTGCTTCACTTCTACGAATACCAATATTGCGACTTATAGTCTCATTACATTGTTGTGCTTTTGGATCTTCAATAATCTGAGATACAATCTCAGGAGGGATTATAAAATGTTTTAATTTACCTGTTTTAGGTAATTCATCTTGTATTTCCCATAAAAATGATCCTTCAGGAGAATTCCAGTCAATATAAGTTACTTCATCAAATGCTTCTAGCATTGATTTAAAGTGAATTATACCACGTTCATAGTCTTTATAACCATCATTTCTGTTTACTACTACTACTCCTAGTTTCATAATATTTTATTGTTTCAATAAGTCCTTCAGCTAAAGGAGTAAATTTAAAGTCTTGTAAATGAGTATTAATTAATTTTTTACTAGGTGAACCTACAAACGCTGTTGTATCCCATTCAATTAAATTAAAATCATAATTTACAATATCACAAATCAGTTCAGCATATTCTCTTATAGAATGTTCTTGACCTGAAGATAAGTTAACTATTTCTTTATTCCAAGCTAAAGCTTGAATTATGATATTAATTGCATCTTTAATATAAATGAGTTCACGAGTTTGTTCTCCATTTCCCCAAAGAACTACTTTATCACCTCCATTTTTAGCATTTACAATTTTTCTAATCAGGTCAAAAATAAAGTGCTTATCATGCAAATCATATTCAGGACCATAAAATACAGATGGAATCAAATAACTATAGTTCATTCCGTATTCTTGTTTTAATGCTTTTAAACCAACAAGTAAACTACGCTTTATTGTTCCATAAACCTCATAACCTGGTTCTGGTTCACCTTTAAGATAATTATCTTCAGTTTTAATTACATTTTTATCATAACCGCAAGATGAACCAAATGTTATCATTTTAGCTTGAGGATATTTATTTTTCCAAGCAAACAACATATCTGTATTGATACTAGTATTACTTAAATACTGTTCACCAGGGTGTGTTTGGCAATAACCTCCAGCTGCTGTCTTTACAGCTAAATGAATAACATAGTCAATATCTTTTAGAAACCAAATATCAGTATAATTAGAAGAATTAAGAACATAAACTGTATGTCCTTGTTCCTCTAATGTAGGTACTAAATGCCTACCTACAAAACCACTTGCTCCTGTGACTATAATGTTCATTAAAAATCAAGTACTTTAGAACGTTTTCTAAGTAATGTTAAACCGTTATTGACTGGAATAGTCATCCATTCCCATTTGGTTTTATCTAGTTCATCTACAGCTCTAAAAGGACCTCCTTCATCCCATTCAGTACCTCTAGCTGTAATTGGATTGTAATAGTTAGGGGCACAATTACTACCCATCAAATCATGAAGTACAATAATAGTTTTTTCATCTGAAAGATGATCAACTAATTCTAGTTCTCGTTTAACATGAGGATAAGTATGCCAGTCATCAATGTAAATGAAATCATAATATTCTTTTCTTTCTACTGCTTCCTCTAAAAATTTAATAGCATCAGACTTTACAAATGTATAAATATCTTTTAAATCATCAGGGCATGACCAAAGTGTTTGTTCAATATCTACACAAGTAATTTTACCTCCTACTAATGAAGCAGCTGAAATCATAGGCTCAGTTGTATCACCATAACGAACACCTAACTCTAGGATATTTTTACTTTTGTTTTGTAATACTAAAGAAAACAAGGTCATTAAATGCCAATCACTATCTCTAGGAGTTTCTGATAAAGTAAAATTGATGCACCTTCCAAAAAGGTATTGAACTGATTCAGTCATGATTATAGGTTTGTAAAATTGTTATTTGAGTTTTCAATTATAGGATATGCTTTAAGTAATTCACTAATACCCTCTTCTAATGTGAATTTAGGATACCAACCTAAAGACTCTAATTTTTCATTACTTACAATGTAATTTCGTTTGTCTGGGTCTTCATTAATTTCACTTTCAGCTATATAAAAGTCAGGAATAAATGTTTTAATAGACTCACATAATTCTTTTTTACTGATGTTGGCTGAAGATAATCCTACATTATATGCTTGACCCTTCATCAATTCAAAGTTTTTAATAGCAAATATAAAGGTGTAAGCAATATCTCTAATATGGATAAAATTACGTTTGAAATGAGATTCAAACAATACAATGTATTTATCTTTATAGGCTTTATAAGTGAAATCATTTACTAATAAATCCAAACGCATTCTAGGAGACATACCAAATACTGTAGCTAATCTTAAAGTAACAGCATTACCATTAGCTAATAATGATTTTTCAGCTTCAGTTTTAGTTACACCATAAAGTGAAATTGGATTTAGGGGTGTTTCCTCAGTACAGTAAATACCATCTTGACCAATTCCATAACCACTATTTGTAGTTGGGAATATAATTTTTTGATCAGGACGAGTTATTTTAGTTAACCATTGAACTGCTTCCTGGTTAGTTGCTACTGTTAGTTCAGGATATTTTTTACAAGCAGGCATACCTACAATGCAAGCTAAAGGAATAATAACATCAGCTTGTTCTACTAGAGGCAGCATTTTATCATAATCACGAACATCTAATTTATGAAACTCAAACCCATCTCGGTGACAGTATTGAGTTAAAGATGTTTGTTTATACATTAGATTATCTACAGCGATAATCTTATTAAACATAGTATCATGTTTATCAAACAGGTGGTCAATTAAAACCGATCCAATATAACCTGCAGCTCCAGTAATTAATATAGTCATAGATAATTTGCTTGTGAATCCCTCAAAGATAGAATAGGATTATTAATAGGCCAAGGAATATTAACTTTAGGATCATCCCATCTAACTGTAAATTGTGCTTTAGCTCCTTGATATAAAGTAGACTGTTTGTAAGAAAAAATTCCAAACTCACTCATTACTAAATGACCATTAGCAAAACCAGGAGGAACTAAAATTTGATTTCTATTTTTATCATTAATAGAAAACATATCGTACTTAAGATAATTTGAACTACCTGGTCTCATATCTACTACTACCTGAAGTAGTGAACCGTATAAACATTGGACCAATTTCCAGGTTTCAAAGTCACCATGTAAACCTCTTAAAGTATGTTTTACTGAAGTACTGATATCGTCTTGTTTAAATTCGATTTTACCACCTCCAAATACTTTGTAGTGTTCTTTATTCCAAGTTTCAATATATTCACCTCTATAATCATAGTGAACATCAGGTTGAACAATAACAACCTCAGGTAGTGTTTTGCTAAATTCGTATTTCATATTACCAACTAATTTCCCAATCTTTAAAGTCTGCTGCTAAACAATCAATCTTATAGTCTTTACGACCACCTACAACCTCTTGAATTTTATTTTTAGCTGTATTACGGATGCCATTTAGACCATGTGTTAATTCCAGATTATTACCGTCTTTAATACCCTTACGGTAATTAGATTCATTATGCCATATATGAAGATTCATTTGAGATAAAACCACTATAGCACGGATTGTTTCAGCTGTAATTTTACCATCTTGCTCATCAAGTAATACTTGAATATCATGAGTAATGTCAGCAATTTCTTGAGCGTATGTGTCTTTAAATTCTGGAATGAATACTTCTTTAAGTTGTACAATTGATAAGCGGTCAACTAATTCGCTTAATGTTGGAAGGTATTTTCTCATAAGGGTATTTTATTATATTCTTTGTGAGGTGCATTAAAACCAGGAGCAAATTTATCAAAAGCTAACTGGACGTCATGTTCTAAGGAATGAGGTATTTTAGAGTATAAAGCAGGGTTACCTGGAGGTTTGGTATGGATCATTTTAATGGAATCTATTATGGCTACTTTATCTGTAGGATTACCTAGTAAATGAGGCCATAATCCATCTAACCCCCAAGAAGAATAATTTACGTCAAACGTTTCTTTTAGTTTAAGTGCGGTTTCTAAATTCATTATAGGAGCCATTACTTCAACAAAGTTGGTATAACGTAATAAAGAATTTTCTTGTGGTAAAGTTATTTGGTGAGAAGCATATCCTAAAAGAGCAGGTTGAGCAATATATAAGTCATATTCTTTAGCTACCTCAAATAATTTATTTATATCCTCAGTAGTGATTTTTAAGTCATCATCTGGGAACCAAATATACTCATATTGAGAAATCCATTCTAGATTATCTTCAATAAAAGCTTTAATTAACCACCATTTGAATCCTTTTGAAGCATAAACATAAGGAGTATCTTTTAAATATGATTCTGCTTTCTCTAAATTATCTCCATAATAAAGAAGAACTAAATCAAAGTTAGGACTACCTTGTATCCATTCTGAATGGAAAGAGTTATCACCAGCTGGGGATAAGATTAGGTTCATACTTTGTATTTACTTCTTCCGGTTTGTTCAATTTTATCGTATAAATTGTTTTGAGCAATTTGACGATCTAATTGTTTTGGGTGTAATATACAAAATAATTCTTCAGGAGGCAAATGTAAATATGTTTTATGTCCTTCAATTTTACTATGAAGTAAACCATCCCATTTTACCCAATCACAGTTTCTATAAAGACGCATCTGCCAGTCTGGAAAATTAATCCATCCCTTTTCATTAACATTCCATCTCCATTTAGTAATCCATTCTTGAGTTAATCCCTCTACTGTATTGATTCTAGGTACAATAAATAAATCTACTTCAGAATTACCTTCTAATAAATCAGGTAAAACATTAATAAATTCTTTACTAATTAATTCATCAGCGTCCAATTGTAAAATATAATCTCCAGTACATAAACTATTAAGGTAATTCTTTTGGGTATGGTCACCATCAAAAGTTCTATAGTATAGTTTGATATGGGGTTTATAATCTTCTAAATATTTTTTAGTTAGAGAATCATCTGAATGATCATCTACAATAACAATTTCATCCTCAGCTCTCTTATTATTAACTAAAAAGTTAAGTAGTTTACCAATATATTCTCCTTCATTATGAGTTAAAATAGCATAACTAATCTTCATATAAAAATTGATTTAATTTTGTAACATCCATACCTACATTTAAAGGTACTCTAATATCAGTATTATAAATAGGAGCTACATCTGGTCTAGTTTGTTGAGCTAAACGATGCATACTCTTAAATTCAGTACCAACATTAAAAATACCTTTAGCATCTTTTTCAATTAATTTAATGTATAATTTAGCTATAACATTTAAATAATCAAAATTACCTAAGTGATTAATCCAAGCTCCTTCATATGGAAAAGGATTAGGTTTATGAGTACCCCTTAAAATTAAGTAATTATCTGATTTTAACTCAATATAAGCATCAGCTAATAGCTTAGTATAAGCATAATAAGTAGCTTGATGGACTGGAACTCCTTCTTCATTTTGAGGGTTGAATGAATTAGCATATACATAATCTGTTGATATATGAACTAATTTTTTATAATGGAGTTTGCAATAGTCTGTTAATATTGAAACTGCTTTATAGTTAATATCCCAATGAAGTTGTTTATTGGTGTCATAAGTGTTAGTGTGAGCTACACAATTGATAATAGTATCATAGGATAATAATTTATCACCCCAAGTAGTTATATCAGTTAGATCTAACCCATCAACAGAGCGGGATAAAATATCCCACCCTGTTTTCTTGGCTAGTTCACTACCTAGTAATCCATTTCCTAAAATTACAGCTTTCATTAAGCAAAAAATTCTTTGATTTTATCACAAACGTAGTCTACATCTTCAATAGTCATCCCGTGGTGTGCACCTAACAAGAAACCATTTTTCATAATAGCATCAGCGTTCTCAAAATCTTGAAGGAATTCTCTGTATGCTGGGTGACGTGTAACATTACCTGCAAATGTAACTCGAGTTTGGATATTATTATTTTCTAGGAAAGTAAGTAATTCAAAACGACGTTCTGTTTGAAGCGGAATAGCTAACCAGTTAGGTTTAATTGAATCATCAGGTAGAATCAAATCGCCTACACCTTGAAGATTTTCAATGTAACGTTCAATGTTTGCTCTACGAATTTGCTCAAATTTTTCAAAGCGATGGAGTTGAACTAAACCAAAGGCAGCATTCATTTCACTTGCTTTCATATGATATCCTAGAACTGAATATAGAAATTTATGGTCATAAGGAATACCGTCTACCATATGATTAAAGCGATCATCCATAATTTCAGAATCATCACCTAAACGACCCCAATCACGGTATTGTAACGCTAAAGTAACATGTTTTTTATCATTAAACATTACCATACCACCTACTCCACCAGCTGTAATAACATGTGAAGCATAGAAACTAGTTGTAGCAACATCTGATTCAGGGGTTTCAGTAATTGTATCAGCTGAGTCTTCAATTAAGATAATATCAGTTCTACCTAACAGTTTAATTTCTTGTTTTAGACGTTTCCAATCAGGTTTATTCCCAATCAAATTAGGCAACATAATTGCTTTAACATCAGGAGTAATAGCGGCTATTACTTGATCAACATCAGCTACATAATCATTTAAACCAACATCTACAAATTTAGGTTGATAACCTAATTGCAAGATAGGAGCTAATGTAGTTGAGAATGTACAAGCAGGAGTAATAATTTTACTTCCTTTAGGTAGATTCAAAGCCGCAATCGCTAATAGACAAGCTGATGATCCTGAGTTAACAAACACACCATACTTTTTTCCAAATCGTTTAGCAATTTTTTCTTCAAATTCTACAGAACGAGGACCTTGTCCTCCTAACCATCCTGAACGGAGTGATTCTTCTACTGCTTTAATTTCTTCTTCCCCATAAGATTCAAATTTATAAGGGGCGTACCATATTTTTTTCATATAACAATTTATTCAGGTAATACTCCAATGTAAGTTAAAGCTTCTATAAATTCACGCTCTGGGAAATGTCTTAGAGTAGTCATATCCATTTTCCAGTCATATTCTTTACCTTTAGCTTTAAATTTAGCTTTTTCATCTTCGGGCATTAGGGTTGCTTTTACAGCACCCCAAGCCCAACTTGAACCATTAGCACCATCAGCAAACACCATTCCTTTATCAGGAATGTTTATAGCTGAGGGAATCCAAATAAGTCCATTTTCATCTTCACCCATTAGTTCTTTATACAACTCAGGAAGTACTTCCATTTGTTGGGCTAAAAATTCACTATCACGAGTCATTACATTATTGGCTTGGAAACCACAGCCATAACAAAAATGAAGTCTTACAGTCTCATTTACTTCTTGAACGTAACAAGCATCAGAACCGCAACGATCACAGGTAGTTAAATTATCCATTTTTTACTGGTTTTTTAGGAAGTTCAATTTTCTTTAAAGCAGGTAACTTAAGTTCTACTTTTTTAGGTAATTCAGGAATATATTGAGTAAATAATTCATTTACTTTTTCTTTCATTTTATCCCAATTGAAATCATTTTTGTTTTTGAATGCTTGACGCTTTGCACCATTAGTATACTTTTTATAGTTTTCAAAAACATCTTTTAAGTAGAGTCCTACAGCTCCATGATCAACTGAGAACCATTGACTTTCTTTTAAAATCATATTAGGTACAACTGCTGACTCATGGACATTTTCTAATTTACCAGGTAGTAAAGTTACAAATTCTGGATCTAGGAAATCCATATGACCTGACCATCCTGAAGTTATAATTGGTTTTTTAGTTAAACTAAACTCAAGTAGTGGACGGCCAAATCCTTCACCTTTAGTTAAGCTAATCATAGCTTTTACTTTAGAGTGATTGTATAATTGACTCATTTCAATATCTGTAAATTCACCATGCAATATGTAAATGTTAGGTAAATTAGTTGAGTTTACAGTTTTTTTAATTTGAACTATTTTCTTTAAAATCTCATTTCGGTCCATATAAGAAGCACCTGAACCGCTAGTTTTTAAGATAAGGGCTGGTTTTTTAGATTTATTTTTAAAGGTTTCAAAAAATGCTTTAATCAATAAACCTACATTTTTTCTGTCTTGACCTAAATCTCCTTGCATCCAATGTCCTACAAACAAGTAAGCAAAAGATTCAGGAATAGAATTAATTGTAGTATACAATTCATTTTTAGGTAGCAAATCAATTACTTTGTAAATGTCTGTATTAGCGCCTTCAAACAATACTTCAATTGGTTTTTCAACTTTAACTTCACCTAGTGATTGACCACTAGTATGCTTTTTTTCAAAAGTTGAATTAATAAAAGATTGTTTTGAGTGTTCTGAGGAAACTAAAGTAACATTCATTCTATTTACTCCTTCAACCCAACTACCATCTACTAAAGTAGTTTCCATACCTGCAGTACATCCAATATTGAATTTACCAACTGGTTGGAATTCATTTGGAACTGTAATTTGCATCCAAATATCAGGCTGCTCAGTTAATTGAGGAGCTTTATATAGGTAATTAGTTAAAAATGCCCATTCAGGATTGTCTTTACAAAAACCCCAAGGTGTGTTTCCCCAACGTTGTGATATTAGTTTAACATCATATTTATCTAGTTCTATAATCGCTTTAATCAAATCTCTAGAACGGGCCCCATAACCACTATAAGTATCAAAAGGGCAACTTATATAAAACGTATTTTTACTCATATTAGTAAATTAATTTATGATTTAGAACTGGTTTTTTGTATGTGGTAGCATTAATGAACTCAAATTTTTCTCTAGGAGACCAAACTGATAACAATTCATCTATACCTTCAATAATTCGTTTTGCTTGATGTTCCTGAGTAAATCCAGCTTCACTAGACAAAGCCCACTCTTTACCTTCTTTACCTCTAGCTTCAAGTTCTTCTTTAGGTAAGTTATAAACTTCCTTAATACATTCAGCCGCATCTTCCCAAGAACATCTATCATCAAAGATATAAGGTGTTGGAACTGAACCTTGAATTGAACGGTTAGTTGGGTAGACTGGGAATGCCCATTTACCATGTTTACGAATTGTACCTCTATGGTTTGAAGGAAAATCAGCATCAAAATCAATCCAAGTACCATCTTCAAATTCAAAACGCATTTGATCTTGCATTCCACCTGTTACGTTAGCAATAATTGGTGTGCCTGTTAGAAGTGCTTCTGTAAGTGATAGACCCCAACCTTCATTTGAGGTAAGTAGAATCTGAACATCTGCTAAATTATACAGGTAATTCATTTCTTTAGGTCCATATCTACCTTGAGTAAATATAATATTACAGTATTCAGGGCAAAGTGTTTCAATTACAGCATATAAATCAGTTCCATGCTCATCAATTGGTTGAGTGTGAAGTACTAATGCTACTTTTTCTCTTTGTTGAGGAGTTAGTTCTTCAACAAATTGTCTAAAAGCTAAAATAGTATCTGGAACTTGTTTACGACGAATATTTCTAGAATTAAAGAATACTACAAATTCATATTCTTTTCCTTTAAATAGAGTCTTTTTAAAATCTTGAAATTCTTTATTTTGTTCCTTATTTTCAAGTGGAAAATATATTTGAGGATTTAGACCATGAGGAACATACTTAATAATCTTATTTTTAGCCTTATCACCTAAAACAAGTTTATTAATGTTAACTGTTTGTTTTGAAATCCCAAACAATGCATCACATGCCTCATAAAAGGCTTCATTATACATTGGTGCTGGGTAGTCATCCCAAATGTTTAAGTAAATGATAGGAATAGTTTTACGGATTTCATTTTCAATAGAAAACAACCAAGCCCAGTAACGTGGGTCAGTAATTAAGAAAATAGCATCTGGTTTTTCAATGCTGATAATGTTTCTCAAAAGAGTAGCATCACCATAACCATTAATAGGATACATAATTACGCTTGCATCATCAATACCAGCGTTAGTATTAGTGTCTGGGCTTAAGTCTAAACGTTTTCCAGCATCTGGATGTTTAATAGCTCCTCCTATGTTTACCCAATTGTATCTATGGGCTGTACCAATTACTACTTCTTTTCCTACTGTTCCGATACCAGATGGCATTCTAATATCATCACACATCAAAAGAATTTTTTTCCTTTGATCCTTTGGAATATAACCTTCTTTCATAAATTATTAAATATCTAAATCGTTGTGGTTGTGTATTTGTTTTCTGAAATTATCATCAGTAAGATATAAATGAATTGCTCGGTCTGCAAGCTTTTGGAACGAGAATTTATGCCTTACACAAGAAACTTTAAATTCATCAAACAAATCGGTTTGTATTTTTACACTCGTAAGTGTCATATCCTTTTTGCTCATAACATTGTTTTTATATTGTCATATATAAATATCTCAAAATATACTAAGATACGTTTCTGTCACATAAATCTTTTCTATCTTTGAAAGGACAATATTGACAGTTTTGTTTTGAAGGATTTTTTAGCATAGGACCTTCTCTATGTTTTCCTTCTTTATCAAAAGCCATTTCAATGAATTCCTCGAAACGTTTAGTGGCTTTATTTAATTTAATTTTACCAGAGGCAGGTACATGAATTTGTACTCTTGGATCAGGAAAATCAGGATTACCATGTAATTTTCTCTTTACAATAAAATATTCTACATCAATATTTTCAACTGGGAAGTTAAATTGTTCTGAGAAGAATTTTTTATAGAGAATAACTTGAGCGTTTTTAACCTCGTCTGCTTTTTCTTTATCTCTCCATCCGCGAGTAGAAGTCTTAATATCAATGATTTTTATTTTATTAAGCACCTCATTATATAAGACAACATCGATATATCCCTTATATAGTATGTTTTTATAGAACGGATTAGGCGGAAGTAAAATAGGTACTTCAATGCCTACTAACCACCAACTCTTTTTACCAAAATATTTTCCTCTATGTTTTTTAAACCATTGAAGAATAGCTGTTCCGTCTTCAAAGAATTCTCCTAATTCAGCTGAATTTGAGAAATGGGTATTGTTATTTTTCTTATAATCTTCCTTATAAAGAGCTCGTAAACGCTCTTCAAAATAATCTTCTACACCAATTCTATCAGCTGCTGCTACACTTTCATTATACATTACATCTAGATAGTTTTGCATAGTTTCATGCATTGCAGTTCCAAATGTCATGTGAATTGAAACTTCAGATGTATAATGCCCATCCCGGTATTGGAGTGCCCACTTATGTGGACAACTCTCAAATACCGAAAACTGACTAAAAGATATCTGTTTTTGATATCTATGGTCAACGTCTGGGGGCGTGAATTTTTTTACTGCCTCAACAATTAGAGGTGTTTTCTTTTTAGCCAAAACCTATTTATTTAAGTATTTTTCAATATAAGTTTTTTGATCTTGTTCTCCAATTTTAAGTATCTCAGGAGATAAAGATGTAGACATTTCTGTATAAATTTTTTCTCCTAAGTAACTATAATTAGGAAATTTACTATAATTTAAACAGTAACTATCACCACACCAATGTTTTAGATCATCAGGTATAACTACTTTATTTAACTTATGACTGAACATTAAACAACCCCAACCATTAACTGCTTCTATGTCTTGTTTTCTTTCAAAACCATAAACTAAAGGTTCAATTTGGGTTTCAAATTGACTAGGATGCATTCCTATAAAACCAGTTTGAGGATGTTGTTTATAAAAATTTAAAACATCAATTATAAGCCTAGGATTAAAATTGATATCATCACTACATAATGCATAATAATAGTTAGATGATTTTTCAACTCCATAGTTCCAAGCTCCATTGCAATATCTTTTTTCAGTAAATGGAAGAATTTTAACTTTTTTTAAAGTTATATTATCTAACATCCCATTGCTATGGGTATCCTCTACAACTAAAATTTCACTAACATAATCACAACCATTCAAGTCCTGAAGTAGTTGGATGAGTCTAGGTGATTTATAAATAGTAGGAATTATAAAGCTGATCATCTATTTTATTTCCATTTGCCTCTTAAAACCAACTGGGCAATAATTCCGTAGTTTGAGATATCAATAAAACTATCAATCGCTGCTTCTCCAGCTACATAGGTTTTACCACCACGTTTTAGGATGTTTTTAAGGCGATTGATTTTATCATTACAACGAAGCCAAATTCCTGTAATTGAAAGATTAATATCATCTTGATTTTCAAGTGTTGAACCTAAAGCAATATTTTGAAGACCATAATCCATCATCTTACTAGCAAACAATTCGTATTGTTCTTTTTGAATTTGTTGAAATTCATAAGCTAGTTCAGGATATGTTTTTTCAAAATCTGTAACTGATTTATTATAACCTACTTGTTCTTCCATTTTAGAGAGTTTTAACTAATTTATCTTGTTCTTTTTGATCGATTCCCATTTGCCACAAAATACTTCGAACACCTGGTTCTCTGATTATATCAATGTAATGATCGGCTTCACCTAAACTACATTCATAATATTTTGCTATATATTCTGCAACACTTTGTGGTCTTTGTTTTTTACTTGGCTTGACATACTTTAGCCAAACCTTTTTCTTTGGGATCATTTCTCTGTAAATGGTATAAATTTGTTTTTTATTCTGTGGATTTATTTTTTGAACATAATTTACAATGTCTATGTAATTTATATCCATAGATAAATATCTATTAACCATATAAGAATTGAATGAGTCCCATGACTCTTCGCTGAAGTCTCCAGGAGGAGTCTTTTTAGTTGTGATTTCTTCTAACCAATCAAACAGTGTCATATTCGTCTTGAAGTTCCTGAGGAAGTGTTTCCTTCAAGATAGCACCTGTTTTGACATCATAAAACACAGGAATCGGAATAAGTGCATCTTGTGCAGTACCTACTGCAAAGCGTGATGCTTTACGCAAAATGATACCTTCAGCAACTACATAGTTACCATCTGGTGTTTCTACTTTTTCTGTGTTTTTTAGATCAATGTTTAATTTAAGATCTTGATTTTGATTCATGAGTTTTCTTTTTTATGTTTTAACCAATCAATATAGAAACCAATGGCCACTATTATATTCATACCAAATGAAGCTAGTATTTCATAAATGTCTTCATAGATATTCATTGTCAAATGGACGTGTCCTACCATCCAGAAAGGTATGGAAAGATTTCCTGATATCCAAGTGATAGTGTATTTAAGGAATGTTTTCATATTCTACGTCTTCTATCTCCCGCACAAAATATATAGCTCCTTCTTTTCTGAAGGTATGTGTGCAATGCCAAAGTTGTCGTAATGTATCTAAATCCCATTGTTTATTATCTCTAATAATTCTAACTACCTTAAATAACTTATTATTAGCATTTATAACCTGATAGTTCACAGTACTTGAATAATTTTAGCAATGCAAGCCATAATATTGATTTCTTTATCAATTCTAAAGTTAGAATGATATTGATATTCTTCAATAATAATAGTTACCATTCCTTCATTTCCTTCAGCATATGATGAGGCATTCTCATAAAGGGCTTTAAATAACTCATCATAATCATTAATATTAGAATCAGCTATTATCTGGCGAATGGTTTTCCAGTTTCGAGTCGTTTTAAGCTCGTTTATTACTTGCTCAATGTAGTTGTTTGATACAAGTATTGACTTGTCTAGAACTAGTTTATTATCAATGGTTGATAATTGAGCTGTACCTAAGATTTTACGAATATCAGGATAGTATTGTTTAACAATAGGTCCTAATGTTTCTTTACTCCATTCAATATTTTCTTTTTCTAAAATACCTGCTACGTGAGCAGCTACTTCTTTCATTGAAGGAGGTACAATCTTAAGTACCTGACAACGTGATTGTAAAGGATCAATAATACGTTCTACATAATTACAGGTTAAGATAAACCTGGTAGTACGAGAAAATGTTTCAATTACGTTACGAAGTGATGCTTGAGCCTGAATTGTTAAGAAATCAGCCTCATCTAGAATAACTACTTTAAGAGGCTTGAACGAAGCTGTTGAAGCAAACCCTTGGACTTTATCCCTAATTGTTTCAATTCCTCTTTCGTCTGAGGCATTGATGTAAAGATAGTCACAATCAAGGTTATTGACAATGAGCTTAGCAAGAGTAGTTTTGCCAGTTCCAGCTGGTCCATAGAATATTAGGTTTTGTATATCGTTCTGTGATAAATATTTTGATATAGTTGCCTTAATATTCTCATTACCTACATACTCATCTAGTATTTTACTACGATATTTTTCAACTAATAGAGTATGTTCTTTATTCGAAGTCACCATATAAGTCATATTTCTTAGGTTCCGCTTTTGGAATTTCTATTTCCTCAGTAGTGATAAGATATAATTTACTTTTTAATGGCTCAAGCCTAAATGCTGTAGGTTTTGAATTTGATGCTTGATAGTAGGCATTTAAGACCTCAGTTAATGAGTCATAAATTTTTTCACCGTTGAGGAGTTTCCACCTGTCACCAGGTGGAACTCTCTCAGCGATTAGAATATTTTTTTCTACTTGCTTAGTTTCCATTAGAACATGCCTCCCATTCCAGCCATTGGATCAGATTCTTTCTTATCCTCTGGATTGTCAACTACAACACATTCGGTAAGCAATACTGTACCTGCTACTGAAGCTGCGTTTTCAAGTGCAGTTCGAGTTACTTTAGCTGGGTCAATAATACCTGCTTCTTTCATGCTTACAACTACTCCACTTTTAAGGTCATAACCTAACCAGTTATTAACTGGGTCTAGATTAAGTCCAATCATTTGGGCTTCAATTGAATCAAAGCCAGCATTGACAAGAATTTGTTCAAATGGTTTACCACATGCTTTCCAAACAATTTCGGCTCCAATATTTGAGCGATCAATTGCTTCACGAGCATAAATTAAAGCAGCACCACCACCAGGTACAATACCTTCTTCAATAGCGGCTTTAGTTGCGTACAAGGCATCTTCTACACGGTCTTTCTTTTCTTTGATTTCTGTTTCAGTGTTTCCACCAACATGAACGATAGCTACTCCTCCGACAAATTTCGCGAGCCTTTCTTGAAGTTTTTCTTGTTCGAAAGGGGTCTTTGCTTTTTCGATTTGTTGTTGAAGTTCTTCAATACGTGCTTGTATTGATTCAGATTCTCCTCTTCCATCTATAATGGTTGTTTGATCTTTTGTTATTGTTACACTACGAGCTGAACCAAACCAGTCCCAACTGAACTTGTCAAGGCGCATACCCTTATCGGTACTAAATACTTGACCACCAGTTAAAACTGCAATGTCCTCTAAAATCAATTTACGACGATCACCAAAGTCAGGAGCTTTAACAGCTGCAACTTTAATTGTACCTCGTGCCTTATTCACAATCAGTGTAGCGAGTGCTTCACCTTCAATGTCTTCAGCAATCAATAATAGTGGACGGTTTTGGTTAGATACTCCCTCTAGAATAGGAAGTAAATCTTTAACGTTTGTAAAACGTTTTTCTGCAATCAAGATAAATGGATTATCAAGATAAGTAGACATTGTTGAATTGTCAGTTACAAAGTAGTGTGACTTGTAACCACGATCAAATTGCATACCTTCTACTGTTTCAAGATAAGTTTCACCTGAATTTGATTCTTCAATTGAAACAACTCCCTCACGACCTACTTTATTTAAAGCGGTTGAAATCAATTTACCAATTTCAGAGTCATTGTTTGCTGAAATAGTAGCAATTTGTTCAAGTTGTTCTTCACTTGAAATTTCTTCTTTGATATTGAGACGTAATTCTTCAGTTACTTGCTTTACAGCAGCATCAATACCACGCTTAATTTCAACTGCATTTGCTCCGTTATTCAAGTGGTTTAGACCAGCTTTAACCATCTCACGAGCCAATAGAGTAGATGTGGTTGTACCATCACCAGCAACATCAGCAGTTTTAATGGCGGCTTGTTTTACCATTTTAACACCTACTTCTTCTACATTATTTGATAGAGAAATAGATTTAGCTACAGTTACACCATCTTTAGTTGACTGTACCTGACCCATTTCGTTAACGATTACTACGTTACGACCATTAGGGCCAAGTGTTGCTACTACAGCATCTGCTAGTTTATCAATACCTGAAACTAGCTGTTTGCGTGCTTCAGGACCAAATTCAATTACCTTACTCATTCTTGTATAATTTTAGCTAAAATGTCATTTTCACGACCAATTAAATATTCTTCTCCTTTGTACTCAAAACGAGTAAAGGTCATAGTAGGAAGAACTACTACATCACCTGGTTTCAAAACAGTAGGAAGCAAAGTACCATCATAAGATAGAACTCCAGGACCTACTGAAATTACTTTACCGGTTTTATTTTTTTCATTTCCTAGATCAGGAACAACAATGTTTCCGTACATTGTTTCTTCTAGTTCTACAGGCTGTACAATAACAGCGTTAAATAGAGCTTCAATCATATGTTGTATGCTTGGTTTAATTTATTAATAACAGACTCATAATTGTCAATATAAGCTTGAATTGAGTCATAACTTTTACTCATAGAATCATTTTTAGCTATTGCTCTAAGAGCAGCAGATAAAGTATTATAGTATCCTACAACCTGAGAATAGTCATTACCACTTTCTCCAGCTACAATTCCTTTATGGAGTACATATCCATAATCATCTAGTTGGAGGTAGTAAGGTTCTAATACAGGATCTTTAAGATATCGAGTATATGTTTTTTTAGCTTTTTTATTCATAACAATATTTTATAATAACCTATAAGGGCACCTATTAATATAACAAAACTTATTTAATCTTCAAAGCTTTAGGTTTAGCTTCTACAGCAAATGGAATTGAAATTTTCAATAGACCATTTTTCATTTCAGCGTCAGCCCCTAGAAGATTAAATTTAGATGCCACTTTATAACCTAAATTGAAAGAACGACGTGCTATACCCTTATGTAGGTAATTACAGTCATTTACATCACAACACTTATCGTCTTCATGTTTGTTGTAAGATATTCTAAGAACATCTCCTTCGATATTGATTTCAATATCGTTTTTTTCAAGACCAGTACATGCAACTTCAAAGTGCAAGCCGTCTTTGTTCTCGTAAATATCTACTGGGTGGGGGATTTTAGCCTCAATGGCTGGTTGGAAATTTAATTCTGATCTGAAAAAATCCTTAAATAACAGATCAAATGGTGAGAGATGTCTCTCTGTAATAAATGTATTCATAATCCTTAGATTTATGGTTAAACAATAAATAAAATTTGGTTTCCGAAGATAACCGAAGGTGCCCTATAGGTCATATTATAAATATTACTGATCTGCTTTCCTTACCATGTAGTAAGTACTAGTCCAATTCTCTCCTTTAAATACTAATTTGAGTAGGCCTTGAGTGTTTAGACTCATATAAGCCTCATCAGCATCTTTATTGTTAGAGAGAACTGTCTTAAGCATTTCAGAATTGAATGGAACTTTAAAATCCAATACATCTTCCTCAATTGTAGTGCCGGGAATGATGTATTCAATTTTATTTGTATGGGATGAAGCATCTCCAAATACTAAAGTAAGTACTTGTTCATTATCAAAATTTCTACCTACAACAAATGATACTAGTTCACTTTGTAGGGCATTTTTAGCTCTAATAATGGCTGAGATAGCATCTGATTCTAAAGTACATTCAACTGTATAGTTGTTTGGATCTTTAACTGTACCTGGTTCTTGAATCAACATTAGGTCAGATAAAGTATAACTTAAAGTATAATTTACATCACCAATAACTAAACGAGTAAATACTTTACCTATTTTTTCTAATTGTAAATCTAGATCACCTGAAGTAATGGCTAGTAGCTTATCAAGTTGAGGAGTATCATAAACAGCAATCTCACTATCTGCAAGATCAAAATCAGTATGAATTACCTCACCAATCATGTCTTTAGTAGGAGCATTAAACTTAATGTTTAATTGCTTATTTTGAGTAGTCCATTTGACAGACTCAATCATTCCATTTAAGGAATATTTAGAGATAATTCTCTGTAATTCGCTTTTATTAATCATAACTAGAAACTAAAAAATAGGTTTCGATATGGGTTTAAATTTAATGACCAACCCAGGTCATGGTAAAATCCTTCAAGTTTAGATTCCAAAATTGACTCAAATGATCGGTTTTTATCAGCATATTCTTCTAATAAGGTACGAATCTTATCTGGCATGTCAAAATCTAAGAAAGCAAGTGCTTCAATTTTGTATGGGTTATTTTTTAGGTAAATCCATTTTACTTTATCACCCTGTACAATTCTAGAGTGTTTTTTATCTAAGCCCCAAAATGTAAGTAAATCATTATATTTAACAGCTGCTTTAATTGCAGCTGGTGCTCCTTGAGCTATAACTGAAAACATTTCACCTGGTTTAGGTTTACGAGCAATATATTTGTCTAGTGTTTTAACTGAAGTTGGATTACCTAGTACAGTTAAGTCTAGATCTTTTGACATTACATGCTCCCTAAACTTTAAGAGCAAATCATCAATTTCAGTTTGTTTAGCTCCTTTAAGTGCTTTTTCTAGGATTGAATTAAAGAACTTCCCAAATATAGGAGGAAAGTTAGCTTTCATAAACTCTAGACCTTTAATATCTAGCTCGTTTTTAATTACACCTTCTTTTTTAGTAATCCATTGAGCATATCGTCTTGTACTTCTAAAGTAAGCTGAACGGATAATACATTCAGTTTTCATTTCAAAACGATGTTCAGGAACATTAAATGCTTCTTGAGCTAATGTAGTGTAATAATTTGTAATTAGGTCTTGATATTTGAGGGCGATTTCTTCGAGTTTATTATCTCTTTCTTCCTCATCCATCTCATCAAAATTAGGATAGAGGTGCCTAAGCAAAGGTTCAGCATTATAATAGTTAGAGTCTGTATCAACATAGGCACAAAAGTTCTTGTCTTCTTTTTTACAGATAAACCAAGGTGTATTTTCTAATTGTATCATTCTACTACTACTATTTCTCCTAAATTGTGAGATGAAATATAATACTTAAAGTCGTATTGATCAAGGAAATCCATAACTAATTCTTGCATTTTTTGTGAGTTGCCTGTTATAATGTTTACTCCTTTATGGTCAAAGCCTTGCCAGAAGAAAAAGTCAATTAACTTATCTTCAACATCAGCATGTTTAATTCCATGCAAATCAAGCGTTGTCTTCTTCTTCATTATGCATTACACCCTCAACTTCACCTTTTTGGTTAAAGATTTGTTCTGGGACTGTAATATAGAATTTTTCTCCTTTGATACTAAAACGTCCTCCTTGTTTAAGCATTTTCTTAAAGAAGGTTATTTCTTTATCTGACCATTTTTCAGATTTATTAATTACAGTATCCTTGTCAAGTTTTTCACCAGCACTGAAGATAGTGACACCTGCACGAATTGATTGTTTTGAGATTTTATGTTCCATTACAATTGAATTTCTCCTTTTAGTACTTTGTTCATGTGTGTGTTAGCAAACAAAGCTGATTCTTGAATAATACGTTGACCAGTCAAAGTAATACTCTCACTTAAAATTACATTACCATATCTAAAACTACCAAGAGCAGTTGCACCATACAAACTATTTAGCAAAATTTTCATTGTATGTTGCATTAGGTGAAATTTCTCCCCATCTGCCTTGTTTCCAGCCTTATAAGCGGCTTTCATTTTATTTTTATAAATAACTCGTTCTTCAAACCATTTCGCTAGAATTGTTTTTAGTACTGAGTCAAAATCTGTTCTATACATAACCCCATTAGCTGAAATTGATAAGTTGGAAGTTTCAATTAAGTCAATAACTTCTTTAACTTTCATTTGAGCTAATTTGCGTTTTGAATTTTGAACATTTAAAATCCTATCAGGGTCCATAACTTTTAAATCATTTAGACCATAACGATTATTAAATATTTCTTTCCCTTCTACTACTATCTTCTCATCAGGAATCAATATACGTCCAACAAGTGTCTCTTTACCAATATTAAGCGACATTATGATGGAAGGATACAGTGAAGTTAAGTCCTCATCAAACATGTACTTGTATAGACCTGCTTGAGGGCAGAACAGATAACCACCCGCGTAATTCTTTTTAGTTATAGGATTACGATCCCTAGCAGGTGGAATAATACCTTGAGACAATAGGTAAGCGGAAATAGCACCATCATGAATCAAACTGTTTTTATAAACGTCTGAGTATCTAATTTTACCTTTGTGGGCTAGGTTCTTTGTTAAAGGTAAGTACTGGAATTTCTCATCTAGTGCTTTTAAGATTTCAACATCTCGAAAGTTGTACTCAATAAACTTTTGTTTGTCTTCTTTAAACAAACGATCCAAACTTCCATCATATTCAATCTTTTCTAGATTAGCATATTTTTTACCTAGGTAATCGAGTTTGTAAGATGGTTCATCTTTAAAACTAAACTTTTTATGCAGTTTCATATAGTCTAGAGATTCTAGACCTGCAATATCTAACCAACGGTGATCATTCCATTGTGATTCATCTCTAACCCATCCTATTGGGGATAACATACTAGCTACCTCTTGATCGAATATATTACACATTCGGTAATATAGGTAAGGTATATCGAAGTAGTCGCTGTTATAACCGACTAATATGTCTGGGTTAATAGTGCGAATTGCTTCTAGGAACTTCATTAGAAGTTCTTGTTCACTTTTTAAGGGAATAATCTTTCTATTTCCTTCAGTAGTTTCTTCTAATTCACCTTTTTGATCTAGAATTAAGATGACCCATTCATCTTTTTGTTTGTACCACCAAGCAATTGAGGTAACAGGTTTAGGAGCACTTCGGATATAATCCTCAGTTAATGCTCCTCCCATTTCAATCTCAATATCAAAGAATATTTCTTTATGGCTAGTTGAGGGTTCATCATTAGTTCCATATTTGTCAATTAGGAACCTTTGATAAGGCTTAATGTCATGAAAATGAAGTTTTTCATTATCTCTAGACCACTTGGTTACCTTACGGAGTGATTCATGACGTAGACCTCTAATATTAGGATTAGCATCTATGTCATCACACTCTTCGTAAGCGTAATAATTCCAAGTTAGTGTTTTGTAACCTTCATCATCCCATAAATGGATCTTATAATTATTAGAATCCTTTATAGGCTGAGCATGACATGCTTTATAACTCATTATTTAAAGAATTGCTTCAGATCTGGTTTGAAGTAATTAATTGATTTCATTACCTTGCGGTCTCTGCTACGATATACAACGTACTTGTCAGCAACCTGTTCATAGTGACAAGGTTCACCTTGTTCTTGGGCTCGTACTTTAACAGTCTTTTGTGCCTCTTCTTGTGTAGAGCAAGCTTTTGAAAGATTTGATGCCTGTACTTCCATATAGGCGGGCCAAATTTTATCCTTAAGACCATGAAGCATAGCACCGTTCCCAATGGATACATAAGCAATGTCACACAACGCATCCAGAACTTCCACGATGTCTTGTTTTTCGCAAGCTTGTTTATACTCCTCAAGTTCTTCCAAAACGAAGTTGTAAACAAAGTCCCATTCACTTTTGGCTGGAATTGTTGGTACATAATTGTTTGGTTTATTCATTAAGCTGTTGAACTCTTCAACCTCGCTGACGAATGGTACATATTGTGAATTTAACAAATTTGTAATCCTTTCTGCGGTAGCTTCAGCCCAATCAAATTCAGGATTACGAGTATCGCTATCTCGATCTGAAAGTGAGCGAAGCATACCAATGCTTTTAATCAGCTCAATGATAATTAGTTCTTTAAATTGAGACATGCCCATTATTAATTTTTAGTGAATCAAAAAATTCTTTACGTGCTTGGTTTTCATTATCCATAAACACACCTGATGCTTTAGTAGTTACCATAGCTGCTCCTTGATGTTTTACACCTCGGCAAGATACACAAGAGTGAGTAGCGACAACAGTTACAATTACACCTAAATTATCTTCACATACTTTATCTACTGCTTGGTGAATTGCAGCTGTAAGTTGTTCTTGAATAGCACCACGGCGACCAAAGTGTTCTACAATACGATTTAGTTTGCTCAATCCAATAACTCGTCCACTTTGGCCTGCAATGTAGCCGATATGTACAACCCCATTGATGGTTTGATGATGGTGAGAACACATAGAAGTAAGAGGTATATTACGTTCAATGATAATGCCATCATAGCCATCTGAGGGGAAAGAAGTGATTTCAGTAAACTTCTCATAACGTCCCTTCCAGAGATCGTAAACATACGCTTTAGCCACTCGACGAGGCGTTTCCATTGAGTTCGGATCATTTCTCCAATCGCATTTTAAGGCATCAAGAAACTTACCAAAATGCTCAGCTGCTTCTTCTACCATTTGTTTTTTCTGTTCATCGGTAAGCGGAAAATCTCCTGCTACACCATTAGCAAAACCGGGTTGAACACACTCGATGTTGTCGTATTTTTTACGACGCTTGTTTTCTAAATTTTCCATAACTATAATATATAAAATACTCCTTACAGAGCAAAGATTGATTTTAAATTTCTTTTATAACCTCCAGATGAGTCCATTCCATAACCAATTAACCATTCATTATCGCACTCAAACGCATGTCTGAAGGTATAAACATGACTATAGGGGTCCAAAGGATTCCATTCATTTTTAGCTCGTTTCACTAAAGTAACTAAGTTAATTGTCTTAGCCCCTTTTAGATGAAAATACTTAGCTAAAAATTTCATTGTTTCTCCTGAATCAAAAATATCATCTACTAGATAAACATGTTTACCTTGAACTGATGTTTCAACATCTTTAGTTAGTTGAATACTACCTCGTTCTTTACCTGAGTAGGATTTAACTCTAATAAAATCACACTCAACATCAATTTCCATGTTGCGAACTAGATCAGAATAGAACATAAATGCTCCATTTAGTACTCCAACCATTACTACCGGGGTAGCATCGTTTTTATGTTCTCTGGAGATTTGTTGAGCGATAATTTTGGTTTTAATGTCTATATCTTTAGACGAATATAACTCTATCATTTTTTATTACATTTTTTACAAATCCAAACAAAGTGAGGAATACCGAAGTTATTCCTCTCTACTTTGACACCTGTTTTGAATGTCATAGGACCTAAACAGTCATGACAAACTACTTTTTCACTCGCGTGTGCCATAACGAAATTCAAAGGTTTCGTTTTCTTTTTCTACTTTAATCCCATTTAAATCAATATAACTTAATTTATATCCATAAGGAGAAATAGCAGAAATAACACCAGCTATCTCAAGTACTTTAAGAGCCCATAACTGGTGTAGGTTTTGAAGGTAATAATGTGGAATCATTTTAATTGTTTTACTTCGTAAATATTTCCTGATGTAGTATTGGCTTGAAATAGCTCGGCTAATTTTAAAGCAGCGTCTGCTGATTCAAACTCCATAGGAATACCCTCACTATCATTTACAATGATAATACGAGGGGTTCCTTGGATTTGTGTATGTTTAAGAATGATGTAAGCCATTATACTTCACGTTTTGTATCAAAGGCAATGATGTGTTCACGGCCTGTGAAGTTATAATAATTTTGAGTACACCAATCAATTACCATAGGGTAAACTCGAATTAGTTCTTCACGATTATCACCTGGGGGCATGATCCAAATTTTGTCTTTAGGTACTTCTAGTTCATCCATAAATGCTCTAATTTCGTTCCATGTTTCAGGCATTTCAACTGGGTTGACAACTACCTTCATATGGTAATCAGAGTGGTAAACCATTGATTGTTTAATTGACTCTTTATTTAATCTAAGGCGATTATGAGTATCAATGAATTTTTGGTCTACAATACTCCCAAGAGGTGTAGTAGCCCCAAGTACAGGCACGCTGTTGCTAAATTTAGGGCTGAAAGATATAAGCCCAATAGGATAATCTGTTTCGAGGAAAGCAGACCCTTCTGTTTCGATTGTGATGATGATTTGCCTTTCATTTGCAAAATGTGTTAATTCATTTACAATAGCAGGATGCATAGTTGGAGAACCTCCAGTTAACATCATTTCCTTAATTTCAGGATTAGCGTCGTAAATATTAATAATATCCTGGAAAGTATATTTACCTTTCTCAGGGTGAATACTTGTATACCAAGAGTCACACCAACCACCTTCACCAAAGTAGCAGCGGTGGGTACAACCTGTAGTACGAACTGCAACAGTAGGACGACCAGCACGGCTACCTTCTGATTGTACACAAGTGTATAATTCTACAATAGGTAGAATTTTATTATAATCTTCAATTCTTTTTAATGCCATAATTATCCTTTATAAAATGCTGTGTTTTTTTCATGTTCACGGAACTCAACCTGAACTACTCTTACACGACCATTAGTTTCTTCTTGAATAAAATCATTTAGTTTATTATAGAAGTATTCAGCAAAACGTTCTGCTCCTGTAGCTGGGATGATACGGAGTTGGATGACTCCAAATTTTTCCATTGCTTTAAATCCTTCTAATTCAGGATCATCTTCAGCAATAATTGTAGTATGGTCAAGCATATAATCCATCCATGCTTTAGGATTCATATCATCAATGGTACCTTTAGCACGTTTCATACCTCCGAAGTCCCATACCCAGTTACGCTCATCAAGTTCACCTTCGAACCATACTTTCAAGCTTACTCCATAACCATGAAGGAATTTACAATGAGTTCCTTCAGCTTTCCATTGACGGAATACTGTTGAGTAGCCATCAAATACTTTTGTTGACCTAAAACTTCCCATATTATTGATTAAAAAATTCAATTACTTGTTGTGCTGAACGAGCTCCTGTAAAGCGAGCTTTTTCTTGTTCATTTTCTACTAGAATAACTGTAGGAATACTTTTAATTTTGTAGATTTTAGTAGCATCAGGAGTATAGTCTACATTAAGTTTTTTAATAGGCATACCTTGTTTAGCTAATTCATCCATTACAGGTCCAAATTGTTTACAAGGACCGCACCAATCAGCTGAAAAATACCATAATTGTTTCATTGTTTACGTATAAATTGATAATTAATAAAAAGAAACATAAATGCTGCGGCTGTAAACCAACGAGCACTTAATGCTTCAAAAAGTGAGCTTACGAAAAAGCTCCAATGTCCATATTTCAGAAACCAAGTTTCAAATTTTTTCATACTAATTCTTCTAATATTCCTACTATTTCACTAAAGATAAGTACTACTGCTGCTGAAGCCAAATCAAATGGAATCAAGGCGTAACCAGTTATACGAATGCTTGATTTAATAAAACTCATTACCTTATGCCAAAATGGATTTGGAATGTGTTTTTGTGTTACTTTGACACTAGTGTCTGGATAAGTCCAGTCTGATTTATTTTTCATAACTTTCTAATACTTTAGTTACTTCTGCTACTACATGCTCCCAAGTTACAGGACCTGTCTCGTCAGCATATTCTACTGGGTCAGGACGACCTAATTTAATAAACGCTTCAACTCGTTCTACTGAAGAAGCTGATTTGTAGTCGCTAAACCAACCTTCATAACTCATCTCATCATTTACTCGTACTGTATGTAATATTGGTTTGTAAGATGTATTTGTACGTGAATATACTTCATTAAAATCAAGTCCTAATTCACTACACAATACTTCTCCATCTTGTAAAATGGTGAACTTATCACCTTTAAGATAAGGTGTAAAATAACTTACATTTTCAGCACCCCAGTTACCTACTCTAAAAGCATAATCGTCTGCGTCACGGAATTCTTGACGACAATCAGGATAAATTGCGTGATCACCTGCATGGATACCCATTGCTATATCACACATTTCACCTGTTTTATCAGCGATTGAAAGTGCAACTGCTTGAGTAATTGAAGCAAAGATTTTGTTACGATTAGGAACAACTGTTGCTTTCATATTTTCTTCAGCATAGTGCCCTTCAGGTACTTCGTCTCCACCTGTTACAAGTGCTGAGTTAAGTAGATCAACCAAGCCATCAAGTTTGATAACTCGGTAATTAATCATTGAATAAGCATCTTTACTTTTGCCTTCTACTAATCTTTGAAAATTTAAAAAGTTTACTAAAGATTGAGCTCGTTCAAGCTCTACTCTATGTTTTTGACCATAATCAAATGAAAGTGCTGTTACTGTATCGTACTCTTTCAAGCAACGAAGCAACAATGTTGAGGAATCCATTCCTCCAGATAACGAAACTACAACGTGTTGT